TTATTTGCGTATATGGATTTTTATGGTTATATTAGCGTTTACCCTAATTATACCCTATGGTATTATACCAGATAGTATAATGATGGATAACTTATACCCTATTATTAATTAAATAATTTATTATATGCAAACTTAAATTAAAATATTATTTTCAGCTGTATTGCTTGTTATCTGGTACCTGTGTACACATTTGTGTATATAGTAGAATACCCTATTAATAAAGTGTGAATCGTTATAACTAAAACTGTATAAGTTATGGAGTAGAAAACTATTGTCTATATAATAGTAATTGTTCCACAGAGGATACTATGAGTTATTATGTTCCGTTTAGAACACTGGGATATGTATGCTCAAAAATTTCCAATGGAAAATTGCTTAAGAGTTTACGGATAGTATAAACCTATTACCAATATTTTATTATAGTCTATTATATTTTATCATAGTCTATTATATTTTACACTCATATAAATTTATCTTTTACCCTACTACAAACACATTAAACCCTTATTATATGGGCATATATAAAGCATTCCCTATTTTACGATTAGAATTCTTACATCATTTACCACTTTTTACCACAATTTCCCATTTTTATTAAAAAACTCATAAAAAAAAGCTACGTGCTAATATAAGTACAATAAAGTATATATATTTTATATGTATCTGATTAATAGTGGTATATAAAAATGGGTTTAATATGTACACAAAAGTGTACATTTTTCAATATTTAAGTTATGTACTAATTTTATTAGTAAGGATAAATTCGAGTAGATTTGCTGCGTATTCTTCTTGTGAAATTTCTACAGATTGTATAATATCTTTATGGGTAAAAGTTTTATAGTATTTATCATCTGACATATGTGCGAACATAATTCTATAAGGTTTATTATTATATATTATAAAGAATTTATGAAGTATATTCACGTTTATTAATTATTGCAGGGTGATATTAATTGTTTTAATAATTTGGTTATTAGGTAGCATATATTTTGGAGCTACTAGGATGCATTGTATATCTGGTTTAGTTATTATTGGTAGTTTGAGTATATCACCTACGTTACAGAATTGTTGATTAGTTTCTTTGATAATAATGTTAGCTAGTAGAGGTTCTCTATGTGGCGACCAGTCATAGTCTAATAGTTCGGCTACTAGATTATATTGTATATTATTTTCAATTATTATTATATTGATATTGGTATTTTGTTTTACGTTATTCCAGTCAATCATTGTTTTAATGTGTTACGATAAAGTTATATGCATCTAGTGTATTTTTAGCATAGAAGATATATGTTTTTGCTTTATTATAATTATCTGGAATTATTTGTATTATTATTTTATCTGCATATTTAAAATATTTAAGGTATATTTCATTATTTAGTTTATAAGATATAAGCATATTACCTTTATATATTTTAGAGGTTGTGATGAAAGAATGGATAAGGTTATTTGATATAAAGGATAGTTTAACATTTCTATTATAAGTTAAAAGGTTTGTATCTAGGATTGATAGGGTAATAAAGTTATGTGTTTTTTCGATTCTAAGGTTTTTATTATATGCTATTGAGTATTTTTGATTTTCTATTGAATCGGTATATTCTGCATAGTTCCATTGTGGGAATGCTTTAATGGGTATAATTATTATTAGTATTATGTATAAATATTTCATATTATTTTATTTATATATTTTTGGATAAGGGAATTAATTTCATCATCTGAGTATATATTATCTTCTATATCGATATGTAGTGTAAATAGGTAAATTGGTTTATATTGTACATATTGTTTTCCAAAGAACAGATATTGTTTATATGGTATTATGGTATAACCTTCATAGAATTCTGTCCAATATTCTGTATATATTTCATTTGCGTTTGAGTGTATTTGATATTGTATATATCTTCCGTTTATGTTTAATGTTTTCATAGTGTTTTATGTGTTAATAGTTATTTATCATTATCATTATCGTTTGATTTTTTGATTAGGCTCATAATGAGTAATATTATTGCGGTAGCATTCATATTAAGTTTAAATGTTATAACAGCTAGGGTAAATATAGGGCAGAATGTTGCACCTAGTATAATGAGTATTGTATATATTGTATCCATATTATTAATTTATATAAATTAGAACCAGTATGGTATTTGTCTATTTTTCCAATTGGCTAGGTCTTTTTTTTCAGTTCTATAGTATTCTCTATATGATTCTACTGGGTCATTTAGTTTACAATGTATAGGCATAGCTAGTGCGAAAGGTGTAATAGTTTTATTACTTTTTATATTTGGTTTATTATCGATACACCATTCTATGATATTTTGTGATTTATGTATTTTATTATATCTATGTGTATATTCTTTGGATAGTTCGATACCTAGTTCACAAAGCCAAGAATAGTTTTCGATACATTCTCTTGTCCATATTGCTGATGGGTGATTTTTATGTGATAGTTTATAAGGTGCTTGATTCCCATTAACCCAATGGGAACCACAAAGTAGTTGAGCAGTTTCAAGAATCATTTTAACGACATGTTTATCGTTGTGATATTCTGCGCATTTTTTTGGATTTTCGTCTAGTGCAAATATGTTCATAGGATATAGTTTTATATTTTTTTATAAATGTATGGATAAATAAATTAAGTTACAAATTTATTTACACTTTTTCTTTTATAAGGGTTATAATATGTTTAAGGTCGTTATCTCTTTTAAGTTCATTATCTTTATACAGATAGCTTTCAAATATTCTTTCTTGTATAAATTCTATTTCTATTGAGAATCCATTAACATTACCTTTTGTTATGGTGACGTTCATAGGGTTTTGCAGGATTTCAATTAGGTCATTTTTCAAAAACTTATTCATGGTATAATATTATTAGGTTAAGGTATATATAAAAAGAAATGACATATAGATTAATATGTCATTTCGTATTTGTATTATATTTGTGTTTTTTCCATTATTTTTTGTATTTCAGCAACTCGTTCATATTGTTCATCATCCAGCGCCATTTCTTTTAATATATTAAGGATATGAACTGGGTAGCTTTCGTATAGTTTACCTTTTTTATGAACTAGTTCAATTATTTTTAATGTATGGTCATGGTTAAGGTCATTTTCTTCGATATAAGAGATGTATTCATCAAAGAAGTATTCATCTTCCCCTTTAATATCGATAGCCATTTCTATGGCTTCTAAACTACCTTGTTTTGGTATTTTGGTAAATGTGTATGTACCATCAACTAATTTATACATACCAACATTGCTACCAGTATCTTCATCGGCATAGCTAACTTCGATTTCGACATCTGGGTTAATCATAGAAAGTCTTTCCATTAATATTGTTGGTGTGGACCAAGCAGTTGAGAATTGGATTTGATTTTCTGACATAGGATTAACATCGTAAGCGTTCCATTTTGTACCCCAATTATTAACTGCCCAATCGTACCAATTATCAGTACCATATTTTTTAATAAGGTCTTGTTGCATTTTTTCGGTTATGGGTAATGTTTCCCAATGTTTAAGGGTATCATTTTCTTTTTTCTCGTTATATATTTTCAATTCTTTTTTATATTCTTTTTCTGTTACTACATTAACTGGGCTTGAAGTATTTTTAAGTTCTTCTGGCATTTTATGTATTTTATTAAAGTCCAAAGGAGATTCATCATTTTTAAGTGAGTCCATAATTTCTTTAACGGTTTTTTCATCACCAATTATTTTTAGGATATTTGTTACATGGTTTGGCATGGTATTTTTATTTTAATTGTTTATATTATTGTTAATTGTATTGTTTGGTAATCATGACCCATTATTATTTCACCTTCGTTATTATCGATAAGGTTAACTAATTGCAGGTTATATTGATTATGGTAGATATAAAGGTTTATATCGTATATTGCGTTTCCGTTTGATTTATCGTATATACAATTCCAATAATCTTGTTCATCATCATTTGGGACAATTTCATCAAAGTCTTTTATTTCAGTTCCAGTTATTGTTAATTGTTTTGTTTTGGTATTGAAAATAGCTTCCATAATTGTAGGGGTATAAAATTAATTAATTTTCTTTTTTAATAAGGTAGTATAGGTTAAGCATAATAACAAGTATGTTTAGTATTATATTTGGCATAGCGTTTATAAGGTAGCTATAATACACAAAGATAACACAAGCTATTATGTTTATGATTCTTAATTTCTTTATATCTTTCATAGCGAAGGATATTAAGACAAGGATTGTTCCGATGTAACCTATTATATCAATCATAAATTAGTAGTATCTTCTTGAGTATTTATTTCCTTTATATTTGGAATCTGGTGTTCCGTATATGTATGTTTTTTTTTCTTCCCAAACTTCGATTTCTTTACCTATTGTTCTCCATTGGTCATATCCAGTTTCTAGCCAATACAAATCATTAAATCCATTATAGTTACCAGTTTTATGTAATACTTCTTCTAATGTTACACATAGACCACTTTTAAAGCTTTCTGTTGCATAATCATCTGTTCTTGATAGTTGTTGATTAACATATGTTTTAAATGTCATCACATCGAATGTTTTAGTTTTTCTAGCCATAGTTTTTAGTTATTAGTGATTATTGAACAAATGTATGAATAATAAATTAGAAAACAAATTAATTTAGTGATAAAATAAATTTAAAGTCCATTACGAATTTACCATATATAGTTCTTTTTTGGAATATTTTTGTTTCATGGCAAAGCAGGGCATTTTCCAGAACTCTAATATTCATATCTATATAATGTAATTGTGTTTCAATTTTAGATAATGTTTTTTGTTCTTCATCGTTAGAGATTTCAAAATACTGATTTAACTCTATTGTTCTTTCTACTTTGCGTTTTAGTTTTTCCAAATCTTTTTTAGATTCTTTTATAGATGAAAGCAGTTCAATAGTTTCTGCTATGTTCATATTTTCAAAAACTTCATCTAAATTTAGGATTGTTGTTACGATGTCTTTCATAGTGGTTAGTTTTAATTTTTATCAAATTTAAGAATAATAATTCAATTTTCAAAATTTATTTAAAAAATAATTGTGTTTACATCATATATTGGGAAATCTACTTTATTTATAGAGCTAAAATGTTCATATTGTAAATCATTTAATACTACATTAATTTCATATTGCAATATTTTTTTTAGTGTATTAATATCAAACAATTCATAGTTTATATCTTGCAGGTCATCTCCAGTATATATCAATGCATCTTTTTTCAATTGTATTTCACGAATTGTTAATGCGTTTATTATAATATCTTTTTGTTCTTTCGGGATTATTTGGCTTATTTTTAACATGGCTATTTTAGTTTATTGGTTAAACATTTATTAATGTAGGGTTCTCTATTAGTTTAATTGAGTTATTTGAACACACGAATGATTTTGCTCTATAGCTACACCATTCATAAAAGCTACCTTTACTAAGTACTTTACCATTTAGTTCAGATTTTTTAAATGATTGGAATTTAATTTTAACATTAATCATTGTAGGTGTTTTAACATCATCTTTATATTCTATTGTATTAACGAATATTGTTTTGTCTTTCAATCTAGCATCTGCGTATAGCATAGCAAAAAAATTAAGCAAATCTTTTTGATGTGTTTTGGCTAATTCATTTTCGTTACTATAAGATATTCTTCTCATGATATTAAGGTTAATTGGTTTCTATTCCGTAAAGATAAAAACAATAAATGAATTATGCAAATATATTATATGTTACAATAAAAGAAATGAGCAAAGTAAAAAATAATATTATTGTATTTTTTTCTTTATTTTCTTTTGATGTTCGTTCATCATACATATCACCTTTTGTTATTATAGCAGCTACTACTAATACTATATGGCAAACAAGACTGGCAATTGTTATTGCAGTTAACATTTTTAATGTTTCTGGTTTAAAAGCGATATTATTCATAATATATACAACCCATTTTTTATGCAAATCGAATAGAAAATAGGATGCGCTAATTATAGCAAACACACTAGCTTTTTGTATTTTACCATTATAGGTGAATATACAATATAATAATAATAATGGTGTTGTTATTGATAGTGTAAGCAAGAAAAGGCATAGTCCAATAATAAAACCAAGTCCAGCGCCATCGTTTTCATTTGTAAGGCTACCTATACTACCGAATTCCCATTCAGCAACTTTATAATTTGAGCCATCGGCTCTTTTACCTTTAAAGATTGATTTGGGTGTCCAAAAATTAGTTTCCATTTTAGTTATTTATTAATGATTAGAATGCAAATTTAAATAAAATAAGTTATAAAACAAATTATCAATCTAGGTTTTTATTTTTTTTAATAATTTCAGATAATTGTCTTTTTGCTATTTTAATAACTGATGTTATTTTCCTACAATCTTCATCAGATAATAAATTGGTACCAGTTTCTATATCTTTGATACCTCTAGCCAATAGGTTTGAATAAATATTTTTCAATTCATTTAATTCAAGCATTGCTCTTTGTGTTGGTGTTGCTTTACCACCTTGTTCAGCAATTTCTTTTTCTAGTCTTTGTTTGCCATACCATTTTGGTAATGTTTTTTCTTTCTTTTTTGGTTTATTAATTTCTTCAACTATTGGTTCTTCGATTTTTGTTTCTATAATATGTTCTATTGTATTCTGTATGGATTTCCCACCTAGGTTAACATATTTTTCAATAAGCTGTTTGCTTGTTAATATAATACCTTCAAAGATATCTTTTAATAGTTCTTTGGTTTGTGGGTTAAGTTCATTTTTTTGGATAATTGACCTTAATATATTAAATGATAATGGGACATCATCTCTAAAGATATTTGTTAAGTCCTCATCACTTTCAATAACTGCCAGAGTAATTAGTTCATTATACTCTAAGTTCGATAATTTTTTAAGTTCTACTGCCATGGTGTATCGTTTTAATGTTTATGGCAAAAGTATAATAAATAAATTAAGAAAACAAATTTATTTTTTTGGGGAATAAAAAACCCCCGATTTTTTCGAGGGTTTAAGTTTTATTATTTAAGGTTTAGCGATGTTCTAATTTTTGCCAGTTGTTTATCATTAAACTGGTAGTATGAACCATTGTCATTTTTATCTTGGTGTAGCATTTTACCAAATAGTGACCTGTTTGCTCCTTCTTCATCATCGTCCCACCCTAATGCATCTTTCATTACCCCTACTTGAGAAGGTGATAATTCTTTTTTAAAGGCATTTTGTATATCTACGTAATCTTTTTTAATATTTTTTTTCTTTTTTTCCTCTTTGGCTTCGCCTATTATATCAAGGGCTTCTCTAAGAATCTGTTTTATATATTTTTTTTCCATAGTTTTATTTTGGTTTATAATAATAAATATCTAAAAAGACATAAAAAGTATAAAAAATATAAAAATATGTACACGATTGTGTACATAAACCTTATAGTTGATATACTAAATTAGAATTTACTATTTTAGATTTAAGTTTTCTAAGTATAGTATCTTTTATTTGACGTATTCTTTCACGAGTAACACCCATTTCTTCACCTATTTCACCCAATGTCATTGGTGAGCTACCATCTAATCCATATGATGCTATAATGATTCTTTTTTCTTTATCATTAAGTTTATTAACTAGTTTACCGATTTCATTTTTGATGTCGTTATCATTAACTAGGTGGTCAGTATCTTTATATGAATCGCTGGTAATTAAATCGCCTAATGTTGTTGTATTATCATCACCACCAATTTCTCTATCTAATGAATCCATGTTATATGAATTTAATAGTATTAAGAATTCTAGGCTATCATTAGGTAGTTCACCAGATAGTTCGTTAATAACTTCGTTGATATCTATTATTCTGCCTTCTCTTTGTTCTAGTTCATTAAATTTCTTATCTAATTTAGATAGGCTATTTAGTTTATTAGCTGGGATACGAACTGTTCTACCGTGTTTAGATAGGTATTCCATTATTACTTTTCTAACCCACCAAACAGCATATGATATGAATTTAGCATCCATATTTGGTTTAAACTTTTTGGCGGCTATTATAAGACCAACATTACCTTCATTAACTAAATCTTCTAATGGGTTTGATGCTGAAGCATATGATTTGGCAACGCTAACAACGAATCTTAAGTTTCTTCTAACCAATTCATTTATAGCTTTTTCATCACCTGATGATGATTTTAAGGCCAATTCAGTTTCTTCTTCTCTAGATAACATATCAATAGATGATATATTTTTTAGGTATTGTTTAAATGAGTCATTTTCTCTATTTGTTGGTCTAGCAACTATTTTAAAGCTTTTCATAAGATTTATTATTTTTTTTAGTTAGTTATTAAAATATGGGTGGTAGTGATTTAGATATTATTTTTTAATTCTCTATCTAAATCACGAAGTTTAATTGTTTGTTTTTTATCGTATTGGTTTTTACCTTTACCTAAAGCAATTTGGATTTTAATGAAGCCTGTTTTTGATATTATAACCTCTAATGGTATAATAGTCAAGCCTTTTTGAGAAACATTTTCATGTAATTTAATGATTTCTTTCTTTTTCATAAGCAGTTTCCTATCTCTAATTGGTTTATGGTTATTATACTTACCACCTTCTTTATGTTCGGTGATATGCATTCCTTTAATAAACAATTCATTATCATTTATGAAGCAATATGCTTCAACGATAGATACTTTACCATTCTTAACGGATTTAACTTCAGAGCCAACCAATTGGATACCAGCAATATGTTTCTCAAGTATTTCATACTCAAAAAAGGCTTTCTTATTAACACATATTTGTTTACTCATTATCAAAAACTTGTATGTTTGCTTGAACTTCTTTTAGTTCGGACCAAGTGCCTAGATATGTTATGGCTCTAACTTTTCTGTTATCAATCCAAACATATTCTTGTCCATCTTTTATTCTAGGTTTATCCATAACTAGTCCATGGTATTTAAAACCATTTTCTTTTAACCATGTTTCGGTTACTTGTCTATCTTTGCTTTCTCTAGCTGTAAAGAAAGTAATTACATTACCTTCATCATACCATTTATTGATGATATTAAGCGAGTCCGCATAGACTTTAGCTGTTGGGAATAAATGAGATTCCTCATTTTTGATATCTTCACATATTGTCCCATCGATATCAATTAAAAACACTTTATTCATATTATAAAATTTATAAGGTCAAAGATATATAAAATAAGTTATCAAAACAAATTTATTTAAATATGTTTTTTAATATAATAATTTGTTAACGTTGTGTTAACATTAAAATGTTGATTTTTGCTGTATTTTACATATTTTAATATAAAAGATATTATGAAAAAAATTGCATTATTAACATTCATTTTACTTGCATCTTGCACAGCTAATAAAAAAACTACTTGTATTCAACAATCATATGTGCCTAAAAGTTTTGACGAGGCTGAGAAATGGCTTGATGCTATTCACAATGAGAACAACATTGACATATCTAAGGACCTTAGTGAGCGTATATCAAATTAGTAACAAGTTATAATTACTCTATTAGTTTTTCAAATCCTGAGTAGTCTAACCATTCTTCATCAAGCGATTGGCCACTAGCATGGCTGCTAATATTGCAACAATCCTCCAGTTCTGGTTTGTGTTTAAATAACTTAACAAAGAATGGGTATTGTTGTTCAACATCACAATCTAATATAACACCATACTTATAATCTAATTCATTACTAAGATATCCATGTAATATTTTTACTGGATATGGTTTAAATGGCATTTTAGTCATATTTTTATTATTTTAATGGTTAGTATTAAATATTACTATTGTTTATTAAGAAACTTAATTACTTTCTTTAACGCATCATATTCACCGTATGTTATAGAAATTGTTTGATTACCAATTTTATCTGATACATTAATATCAAGACCTTCACCATTACTCCATTCGGTAACTTCAATATAATCATCTTCACCTGATAAATGACAGAAAGGTTTTAATTCTGTAATTACTGATTTTCTTTTATGAAACTCCATATATATTTTTATTTAGAACCAATTTATAAATCCAATTATATCTACAATAAATCATCAGAACCATCAATTAATTTAGGTTCAACAACTTCTTTCTCAAGTTTATTTAATTGTTCTATATAATCATTTAACTCCTCATTAGTAATAGATGGTTCAAATCTTGGTCTTGAATAGAATGACACATTTCCTCTATTTTCCCATTTTTTAATAGTATCTTCAGCCTCTCTAATCAGAGATTTTAATGTTTTATATTCCACCCATTTATCATATTCTTCCTTTGAATTAATTAAATATATTCCACCATAAACATAACCTGTCGCCTCAGGATTATTTGTATATAACTCAGCTATACCATCATCACCTGTATATCTGTCACATAACTCCATAGCTGATTGTAAATTTGAAGATATAACATCGTGACTTCTACCATAAGAATGAATTCTATTAATATATAGAAACCCATCTTCCTTATTTAGGATGTAATTTGATATATTATTTCTTAATTCAATAAGTTCAGACATTGTGTATCCAGAAAGTTCCATAATTATATAAGGTTTATTATCAACACACATATCAACACCTTCTCTATTCGCCATTATTATAGTATATTTTTCTAATTCTAAAAATTTATGTAACTCACTAGCCGAATCAAGATAACCTCTCTTTTCGCCAGCACTAAATGAATCTAAAACTTCATCATCAGTTCCCATCTGATAAGCTAAATCTATTAACTTATCAATCGCTTGTTGTATAGGTGTTTTCATATTTTATTCTAGTAGTTTTTTAAGTCTTTTAATCTCATCAAGTACATCATCACCCAATTCTATTTTAGACATCATTGATAGGTCTATTACTTGACTCATTAGCAAATCAATCAATTCTTTTTGAATTGCAATTATTTCATCTTTATCCATATTTTTATGTTTATCACAATATAATTCATCGGTAAGGAAAGGTGTAATGATTACATTACAGATGTTGCATAGCGTGGCTCCCATTCCTGAATTTAACTTATGTTTTGGTTCCATAATGATTATTTATTTAATGAGTTAAATTCTTTAACCCAATCAATTCCACTATTTATTGGTTTATTATTATTTCTTAATTGATAACCAAATTCAATGGCTTTTTCTAAAAGTTTAGATATATCTTCTTGACATTGAGTGTAGCCATTGGAGAAACCATCATAATAGTAATCAGTACTTTTTAAATCCGATAATTCATAATGACCTATCTTTTGTCTATCATTAAAATCTTTTTCAGCTAACTGTTCTATTTCTTCTTTAGTTTTCATATTAGTTTTGTTTATTTAGATTTATATAGCGGTTAGCCATTAGTTATAACCAATACTACATTATACCTTCGATTTATATACTCTAACCACTTTTTTATCCTTTATCTCATAAACCATATTTATTTTTAGATTTTCATCCATTAAATTTGGTGATAAATATAACCCATCTTCCCATAATTCTGGATTGATTAATTCATAAGTGATTGGGTTCATCATTGGTGATGTTGGTTTAAACTCAGTGACTGGAACTGGTTTTTGATAAACGATATTTGTGTAAATTTCTTCCATTTTTTAGTTTTTAACGGCTTGAGTATGTTTATTTATATTCTCTAAAATTAAATTAAACACAAATTTATTCATTTCTAGTAAAATTTTATCCTCGAAAATTTCATCATTAAAATCACATTGGTAATAATAATCAGAATTATGTATAATAAACTCTGATAACATTTCAAATTGTCCGTAATTATTAGATAATGATTTATTTTTTTGTAATAACTTTTGGTTTCTAATTCCCTCAGTATTGGTTTGTTTAAATTTAACCCAAATATCACAATATGGATATATTGTTACCACTTGGTATTTATCACAATATTTATTTAAGTAAAAGAAATAAGTTGATGTAAATCTATCCCTAAAAACATTATAAAATAATTTTGTATCAACTTGTAGATATAAATGAAGAAATTCATGGTATATAACTTTTTCAAATAATTTATCATTATTAACAATGTTTTTATTAATATAAATTACTTTACAAAACTGGCAAAACATACCATATGGGTCATCAAAATCCCAATCTTTAATAACAACATCATAAGGGATTTCAATACTAGTTTTTTTAAAGATATTAGTTTTTAATTCTTTTATTTTTCGACATATTTTCACAGACATATTAAACTTATTTAACTCACAAATATTACACATAATTTTTAATTTTTAGTGTTTCTTTTATATCAAAATTATCAGTATTAAAAATAACTAACTCATTTTTTTTAACATTAAGTGAACTAAAGATTTTATATCTTCCACATAAATAGTGTAAATTTTTATCAAAATACTCAAGTGTTTTAAGTAACTCAAATAGTTCGGGTGAACATCTAATTGAATTTGCATTTATCTTATATTTTTTAAATAATCTAGCCGAACATTTATTTATTTCAATGTGAAGTCGAAAATTCCAAATTTCTTGGTCGTAATTTTCTACTCCAACCCAACCTTTATAATCCCAATATTTCATAGTTTTTGTCATTTTTTTCTTTTTTTATAAGTTCTACCAATATGACTTAATGATAAATTTTGTTTATGTTTATCACTTAATGATTTACCTTTATTCATAGAATGCCCTTTAACAAAAATAGTTTTAGATAGTTTTTCAATAACTTTCATTTTTTATACAATTTAAAGTTCGTATAGCAAGTAGTTAGCAGCCATTAAAAGACCGCCACCGCACCGATATTGTCAGCAATATTCCCTACTAATTCCCAACTACCTCTTTCAATATAACCAGTAAAGTGCGGTGTGCCATCTGATAGTATATTTGGCATTATCCCAATGAAATATCCAGTTAATTCATAGGCTGGCATATTGTTGTGGCTATCTGTTATTATGAAAAATGTTCCCACTGGAATATTGCTAAAATATTCTCTGTTTGTTTGTTTTTTTGTAAGTTTTGCAAGTTGTCCAATCATTTTATTAGTTATTTATATTTACGAGCATCCCACGCTCAAAAGGGATAAAATTACATCTGCTAACATACGCTTAAATGAAATTTGCATTTTGATTTTTCTATTTTTCTAATATTGTCATTTTATAATTTTTTAAATTGATATCTTACGCTGGTTAATATATCATCAATCCAATCTTCTTCGTTATCTCCATTTACAATTTTATCATTCCATGATGATATTTCATACAAATAGATAATATCTGGTTTTACCCTCTCAATTTCTTTGAACCATAGATTTAATCCACCATCACCATTTCTGTATATACGTCCATCCACACACCAAGTATCATTTGGGTAATTAACATCTTTTGGTTCTGTATTCTCACTTTGAACTGAGGTTTTTACTATTCTAATTTCCATAATTTAATTTTTTAGTTTGGTATTTGTAATTTGGATAAAAAATCACATTTTTCATAGTCTTCTTTATTTTCAAAATATTCAATCATCCATTCAATTTGTGGGTATCTATTTGTGTTCAATTCCCTACTTAAAAATGAAAAATCACCATTATTCAGTAATTCATACATTTCTTCATAAGATAAAAAACTATTCGCAACTTCAATTATGTCTTTTTTATCCATATTTTTATGTTTATCACAGTATAATTCATCGGTAAGGAAAGGTGTAATGATTGTATTACAGATGTTGCAGAGCGTTGCACCATCTCCGTTGTTAAATTTGTGTATTGGTTCCATAACTAATCTTCATTCTTCCAAATAATAGATTTGTACTTTCCTTCAATTGCGTGATGCAAAGAGTTTGATACTTCCATCTTATTTCCAAGTGCTTCATTTACACATTCAGCAGCAAATCTTTTCGCTACATCTTCTGCGTACATTTGCATTAAATCTTCTGTACTGTAACCTTGTTCATATCTTTCCATGAACTCTTTTGCTGTTTTTAATTGATAAATTCTCATTTTATTTATATTTTAGTGGAATAATTCATTATCATCTTCTATTATTTTAACTTGGCATTCATCTTCAATTATTTTACCTATATTGGTCCAACCTATACCATCTGGTTCAGTCATTATAATAATTTTATCCCCATCAATTTTAGATAATATATCTATTAAGTTTTTTACAGTCATAATTTATTATTATAATCAGTTTCAATTTTTATACAAGTCGCTTTAGCCAATTCATCTAATTCTTTAGTAAAGTGTCCATATATTCTAAATGAATCATATTTCCATTTAGTGTCAGTTATCTGTATTCCTTTTATTATCTTGTTAAATAAATCATGCAATCTCCTATTTCTTACCCTAACAATAGAGTTATCATTACCAAATAATTTAAGCAACCTTAATACAAATTTTGGACACCATTTTGGTCTAGCAACCTTATCAACTTCAATAAAGAATTCTTTTAAGAGTTCTGATTGTTTGGATATTGAACCATCTTGTTTTACATTATAATAAGCATATCCAAGATATCCAAATTCATTACCAGCCTTAGGAAAAACACATTCCATTAAATCCCCTATTGTGATGTTCATCGTATGAACTGGACCTAGTTTAGCTCGCTTACCTTTGGAGATTATTATTTCCTTGATTGGTTTCATAACTTATTTTTTATCAAATATATGAATAATAATTGAGATATCCAAATGTTAAAATTTTTTAAATTTATATCTTACGGTGGTTAATATATCATTAATTCATTTAACTTTCAATGGTTTCATTTTGTTTTACTAATTTACGAATAATTTCATCATTAGTGTGCGAATTAGACAAAGATTTAACAAAAAACACTCTATCAGTTGTCATCCCTTCAGTAATTTCAGCTAATTCTGTATTACCTTCTAATATAGATAACCTATTACTATAATTAGGTCCAGTAATTTCAGTAACAAACTTCATCCTTGATGGTCTATCTTTGATTGAAACATCAATTTTATCAATATCATTACATGTCATGAAAAAAAATACTTGATTGTATTCATTATAAACACCATCTAGAACACTTAACAATGAATCAAATGTGAATTTAACCTCGTTGTTTTTCATTATACACTCTCTTTTATTAAAATAGTTATCAAAATCTTCAAATAATACTATACATTTTTCTGGTATATCGTTAAACATAACTAGTATATCCAAGTTATTGTATTCTGGATTCAAGAATATAGAATATATAGGTAGATTATATTTCAAGGAAAAATATTTTATTAACCTAGTTTTACCAGTACCTGGTTTTCCATACAATAAAGCACTTGATTTACCTTTACCACTAGTTAATATACTAATTATATCCTTTTCTATTGGTTCATATTGGTCCTTGTTTATATATACCATTGGTTTTTCAGCAGTAGATAACTGACCTAATTTATCAGAACCCCATGGAGCTAACGCCATTACGTTAACATGTTCTCTTGCATTTACAATACTATTAATAAAAGACCTTATCCTTTTACGATGCCATCTGAAATAGTACAATTCAGATATCGTTTCTTTTGATTGCCAGCCAGCATTAAGCAATCTTTCACTTCTAGTAAAATAAACTAAAGCACCATTAAGAATAGCAAATGAAGAATAGGTTGTTGGGTACTTCTTATTCACACTTATTTCGTTATTAATCTCAAACTTATATTTTGCAGATAGTATTGATGGCATTAAACTTTTGCTTAAATTATCATCCAATCGTATATTCTGAGATATAATATACCGTAAAAATGCCCATATTGATACTAACAATCCACCAATGACACCAATTAAATTCCAAACACCCATAATATTTTTTATTTATTTCTTTTTATCCTCATTAAAATTTATCACTTATCTTAATATTTGCATATTGAACGAACCCTTCTTTACAATTACAATCCTTACTAAAGTGTTTTCCATCATAATTAGAACATTCTTCTATAATCGTAAAATCAACTTTAGGATTCTCAAATATCCTCGCCTCTAAATTATCAAACCTTTCCGACAATTCTTTAAATTCTTGAATAGTTTCAGGATGTAATGGAAGTTCTTTTATGATAGTTCCATCAGCCAGATTGGATAGTGCAACATACGCAACAAACCACCCCTTTTCTCTTTTATCTATAAAACCTCTCATAATTTATTTTTTTATCAAAGATATGAATAATAATTTAGATAATCAAATGTTAAAATGGACAAGTTTCAGTTTTATATAAAATAAATTCTTCATTAACCCTTAAACTATTAATTTTAAGTGTTTTAGAATTAATTCTTTTGGAGTTAATTATATAAACAATAGAACCTTGATGATATTTTGGTAATAATTCTTTTAATGGGAATGATTTCTTACTTATTTGACAAGGTAGTTGATATATCTTTGAACCAGAGCAAACAATATTTGGGAAATCTTTAAATCTATGAGAGATAACCATAATTTTGATTGTATGGTCATCTAACTGTTTTTTAATAACTTTCATTTTTTATACAATTAAAAGTTCGTATAGCAAGTAGTTATGCTCCATGCCTTAGTTCAGTTCTTCGATTTGTATTTTGTGATTAAAAACAAAAAGAATTTAACCCCACATCTCTTCCTTTTTGATAATAACAGCATTAAAATCATCTTTTAATCCTAAGTTTAAAAGACCTTCTTCTTGCGTAACAAATCCAGTAAAACCTTTAGATTCGATATATTTTAAGAATATATCAGTTTCAATAATAACCCACGAATCATTCCATTTTGTTAAAAAATAAAACAATAATCCAACTTTATCATTTTCATCACCACCTTCACTAATAAAATATTCCAAAACTTCATCTGGTGAATCTACACCAACTTTTATCCATTCTTCATAAAAATAATCAATATTTTTACTAAACATATTTTTAATATTGTTTTCATGTTTAGCCAATGTATATTTTAAACCAAAACTATTTATATGTTTATAACAGTTGAATATTTTATCCGAATTAAACTTTAATTCTACGGTGTATGTATATTTTCTATCTATAAATGTATTTCTTTCATTAGAAAAAAACAAGTAATCTCTTTTTAATTTATCTTCTTTTTTTTGTATTAAAAAATTTTCAAAATCGTAATCACTATTATGATAAAAAATTACATTATTAACGCCTTCGTTCATAAATTGTTTAAAGTTTTTAACCTTATCTATTATTTTACGTATATCTTCACTCATAGTTTTACTTTTATATATAAATATTCAGGTTTTTAAAAGTTTTTGTTTAGTGGTTCAATCAAGCATTTGTATGATTTTACCGTACTGTGTATAACAAGGTGTATAAGAAAGTTTGCTATCAGCAGTTGTAGTTTGAAAGTTCATCTAAGCAAACCTTCTCATACACCCAATCGTTATATGCGATGCTACGTTTGTCCTTCGTATTAAGTTTCGTGGTTATAATCTTTTTGTTTTATTTTTTCAGCCCTTCAATTGTGTTAACTAATATCTGATTAGCTCCTTTGTTTTTTGCATCAATATATTTAATCTCAATATCTTTTTTATTTTTTCTCCAAAATTTTTCAACAAATCTTCTTAAATCTGAAATATGAATTAGATTTAATAATTCTTCACCTTTTAATCCATTTTTTAAAATATCTATAATTTCATTGTTAAAACCTTCACTTGCTGATGTTTTTACTTCTAAATTTCCACTTCTAATTAATTTTATAAGTTGTAAGTCTAAATCTGCTTGTGCATATTCATATTGAGTGTAATTATATTTGGTATTTGGGTTTTTTAATGAATCTTCAACAACAGATAAAGGCGTTATTTCATCCCAAACTCGACCATATGGATTGGAATAATCATCTTGTTTCATTGCAGTATTTTTTCTTTGTTTAACTCTATTTTCTAATTTTTTTAAAAAATTATCAGTATCTTTTATTAAGTATGTAACGTCTGTTGGATATATTAATTGTTTAAGGTGTTTTGATACATCCATACCATCAATAGTTGCTGTTAAGTTTTTATGTATTTCTGCCCAGTGATTATATAAACCATCTTTAAATTTAGCGGCAAATAATGTTAGTTTCATTGATTGTTCTGGTGAAAACAAATCAACTGTACTAACATTGAGTATTCGCATTAATTCTACTGGGTCAGAAATAAACTTATTAAGTAATTTACTAATATCAATGTCATCTAAATTGTTATTTTCTTTCAATATCTGTTGTTCATTCAAATATTCTCGTATAGCGGTCTTTATAAAATTTCTTAGTTCCATAATAATAAATAGTTTTCTTTTATATAAAAATATTCAAATTTTAAATTTCCACCCACAAAAAATAAAAGAAAAAGGTTTATCTCTCGTATCAAAGTTTGTAGGTTAAATCCGCACTGCATATAACAAGGTGTATAAGAAAGTTTGCTATCAACGGTAGTGGTTAATTTTAAAGTTTCTACAAGCAAACCTTCTCATACACCCAATCGTTATAAGCCATTTTAAGGAACAATCTCCGCACCATCAATGACATACTTTTTAAAATCTTCTTCACCTAAGTAATATTTTAAGATGTAGTCAAAATGCTCAACACCTTCTATAACTTTACGTTCAATTGTTAGTTCTTTTTCCATATTTTTTAATATTTAAACTCTTCTACTTTAAAAGGTAATAGTTCTTCTTTGTTAAAAATTTTAATTTTAATTTTATCTAACTTCATTGTTAATGCTTTTTGTAATCTATGTGTTCCGTCTAGCATTCCGAATATTTTACCTTTATCATTTTGAACAACTAATATTGGGTAAGATAAATTTGCATCCATAACTCGTTTATTGGTTTCACCTTCATCTTCTTTTCTACCACTAAAATCATAATCTATTGACTTTGGGTTTACTTCTTTTACTGGTTTGTTTTTTGCCAATTCTATAATATCACTAACTTTAAATTTAATTTTAAAATCAGTACCATCTTCAAATTTTTCATCTGTTACCCATACACCAGCAGTTTTATCTATTGATTCTTGTAAAGTTTTTAACTTTGGTTTAGATACTTGAAATTGGTTTATATCCTTTGAATTACCGTATTCAGTATTTATTTCTGGTTTAGTATACCCAAATCTACCATACATACCGTTTGGTTCAAACAGAGACTTGCCATAATTAACTATCATTGGTGGAATGGTATTTACTTTTCTAACTTTATGTGAAACACCTTCATTAGTATATGTAAAATCAATTATTTTCCCATCAATCATAGGAACAATGTGGTCTTCCCAGTCGGAATCATCACCACCAAAATCTTTTCCTATTTTATGTTTACTTCTATATTCTTCAGACATTGGCATATATACATAATCTGCTTTTAATCCATTTTTTTTAGCCCAATTAATCACATCTTTTGTAAAAAATGAACAATTACCCAAACTATTTTCAATATTATATTTAGTATCTTTTTTATACTTTTTCATAATAGATTTAACACTTCTATTATTATGTTCTTTATTCAAAAACTCTCGTATTGTTGTTTTAATAAAATTTCTCATATATTTCATTGTTTTATTTTATATATAAATAGATTAAAATGATAAAAAACCACCCTTCTTTTTATTTTAAAATTTTTGTTCAGTTCTCCGATTAAACATTCTCCCTTAATAACCCACAGTTACTAAATTCATATAAATTTATATAAATTATAGTTTATTTGGATAAAGGGACTGTGGCTCCTCTATGTAAAATATTGATTGATGCATTATAATCTGAATCAATTTCATATCCACAATCACTAATATTATTGTTTAATTTTTTTGTGAGAGAATTGTAATTCATTAACAACTTTCTTCTCAATCCATCAAAAGATACTTTCATGATTTTTCTATTTCTGTTAGAACTTGAGTATAATATTCAATATGTTTGTCAAATAGTTCTTCTGACATATCATGACAATCAACATCTAAAATTTCATTAACAGCTATTATTGCACATTTTTTAGCTTCATCATATCTACTAGCACAACTATTAATACCCTGATTAACATGACCATTATTTGGTAGTGTGTAATAAATTTTATTAACTAATTCTTTGGCTTTGTCTTTTGGTATCATACTTTATGCTGGTATTATTTTAAACATCACCAATAATTTACTGATGGTTGCTAAACAAGCCATAACTATTGCAACATTCAAAGCCAAATTACTAAGGAAATCATATGTACTTCTTTTCATAACTTATTTTTTATCTTCTACAAATATACTAATTATTATCTATTAGACCAAATAATAATGAATAATTTTACTTATCATCATTTGGTATAATCTTAACTAGGTTAATTGATGTTATGATATTATCATAAATAACTTTATAACCACCTAGGAAGTGATTATCTTGGATAACTTCAGCATCTTTAATATCGTTATCAACAAGTATTTTAATAAATTTTTTCATAATTTTTCATTACTTTCATTATTCTATTATCTAAATCATTCATCATATCTTGTCTAACATAATTGGCGTATATTGTTTTATTGTCGGTTTCAGTATATACAACACCCCTATCTAATAATCCGTTAGTATAACCTTCTTGTTTTATTCCGTGTAACGCCAATACTTCTTTAAGAAGTTCTATTAATTCATTTTCCATATTACTAAGTTACTTAAAATATTCATATAAAAAAATAACAACTGATATAATTTATCAGGAATCTGACTATTGCTTCTCACACCATTAGGGAGATACTTAGTGTGAACCCTTATGCATCACTGCTCCCCCAGCTTCTTATACCTACACATTTTTAGTTGTTATTATATGGTTTATAAAACCCATCCTTTAAAGGGTAAGGAAACTCTACCATATGTTTTTTGCGTAATCAGGATTGGATTCGAACCAATAACCAAGCGTGCTCCACACACTAACCCCTCTTGAGCGTTTCCAACTTCTGCCACCTGACTATGAAATACTGATGCCTTTACTTTCACGAGGACTTGCGTATCTTCTTTAACATTTCTGTCTTAGGACTCCATCGGTATTTAGTTGTCAGAACAAGGATTCGAACCTGTATTTACACTTTACTTGTATTAGCTGTGTCCGATGGGTTGGGTATCAATACATTTCCCTCACCACCTGCTCTTAACCATTAGAGCTACCTGACCATATTTTATTTAGTCTTGTATAACTTACAATCAAAATTATTTTCAGATAACATATCATTCATAAATCTGATGTGTTTATTTTCATCACCTTCTGGTTCAAATTTCACAAAAACGGAATAGTTATCTGAAACTAATAGTGACCAATCCATAGGTTTTAATTTAACAGAATCATCATAATTTTGATTCATAAAGTTTATACCATCCAAAATCTCATCCATATCTGGGCCTATCATTTCAAATTTACTATCACTAACATCAGATATATTAAAGTTTTCTTGATGTTCGTTAAATCTTTTAATGTGTTTTAAATCTTTCATCTTCGTTTATTATTTCATATTATTTATTATATATTGATTTATATGTGTATAGTCCTACTGAGTTACTTATTGATAGACTTACTGAGTTCCATAGTGGGTTACTTATTGATACACTTACTGAATCCCATATTGAATTACTTACTGAGTCATGTACTAATTTATATGTTGAATCAGATATTGATTTATCTATTTGTTTGAATATTATTTTACCTAGAATCATAATATTATTTATTTCTTATTTATTGAACCACTTACTAAATTCCATACTGAAGTATTTACTGTATTGAATACTGAATTATTTATTGAATCAATTATTGAATTATTTATTGAATCACTTATTGAAATACTTACTGAATTATGTACTGAATCATATACTGAGTTATATACTGAAATATTTACTGGTTTACCTAGAGTGATATTATTTATCATATATTGATATACCTATTAAATTTCTTACTGGAAACCATACTGTATTATCTATTGAATCCCACATTAAATTCTCCACTGAATTGCAGAGTGAATTATTTACTGAACCCCTTACTGATTTATCTACTGAGAACCATACTGAGTTATATGTTAAGTTATGTAATGAATCACTTACTGGTTTACCTAGTGTCATAATATTATTTATTAGTTAATGATTGCTTTACTGAGTTACTTACAAAGTCATATATTGGAGCTTTTACTAATTTCCATACTGAGCCCCATACTGAGTTCCATACTGAGGTACTTACTAAGTTCTCTACTGAATCACTTACTGAATTCCATACTAAGTTATCCACTGAATTCCTTACTGAGTCATGTACTGAGATGTTTATTGGTTTACCTATCATATTATTTATCTTCTATTGAATTACCTACTGAATTACATACTGAATCACATACTGAATTATTTACTGAATCATTTACTGAATTCCATATTGAGATACTTACTGAATTCCATACTAAGTTATCTACTGAAATATTTACTGAATTCCATATTGAATCACTTACTGAATCACTTACTGGTTTACCTAGAATCATAATATTATTTATTATTTATTATTTATTGAATTAGTCACGTACACGCTCCCAAACAGCTTTGTAAGGATTTATTCTTCTTTGAATACCCACATGATAGATACCCATTTTTAAAAGGGTTGGTTTATGGTCAGCCACAGGCAATACTTTATTGGTATCCCAATATTCTTTTGTAAGATTTTTATAACCTGTATGATTAAGTGTTGCACCATCATGACCTACCACAATAAATCTTGAACCTTTTTCATCTTCAAATAATTCATAGTCACCACATAGAGCATGAGCATGACCAGATTTTTCTGATTTTGCGAAGAAAGTTTTTTGAACTTTTTTTGCTGTTGTTGGTAATTTGGAGATTGAATGTAATTGGCAGTCGCCTTGGTGAGCATTAAACTCATTTGTAAAAATTAACTTTTCCATGGTTTTTTTTTATTTAATTATTAAATTTATTTATAATACAAATATATTAATTATTAATATAAAAAGCAAATTATTATTCAAATATAGAATATTCTATTGGTAATAGTAGTTCAACCACAATAAATTCGGTAAAACAATCATATATTTCTGAGCTTGCAGTAGCATTTATTAAGATATCAACATTATCATTTATTAAATCACCAATTTCACATTGTATATCAGCACGAATATATGGTAAAAATTCATATACCAATGGTTTACCTAGTTTCATAATTTATCTTATATTAATTTCTACTGAACCAAGAATAAGCCAAATCAAAAGGAACTTCTTCTGGTCTATGATATTTAGCAGCCTCAATAGGTGTTTTAAATGTTGAATCTGTTGATATCAAATAATTCTGACCTGTAGATGGACATACTAACTTTAACCAACATAATGGAACATCACTATCACCATTAATATCTTTTAATTCAGGAAAAGTTTCTTTTGTTCTATATAAGATAAGAGTTTCAACATCTCCATTTGTATGGGTTATCTCATCTCTACCATACTCATAAGCTTCTAAAAATTCCATCATAGAACCTTCATCTCTAGATTCGATAATTTCAAACATAGCGCCTCTTGTATCCTCATTGGTTTCGTTTAAGAAATCTTCTTTGGTAAAATCACCATTAACTAATTTCTTATCAATTTCACGACCATTGATAAAATAAAATTCAGAACCATCGTTAAAAGATAATGCACATCCCGATGTATTATGTAACTGACCACTATCATTTATATTTATTACAGATGGTGGTTGAACAGCAAATACAACATTTTCAAATTCAAAAGATTCAAAAACATTTGATTTAATAATTTGGATGTAATTATTAAAATCATCATGATTGATAACTTTTATCCTTGTAAAATAATCATAAAAAGAAACCCAACCAAAATTGGACCAACCACAATAAGTTGATTTAAGATTATAGTTCTCTTTGAACTTAGTCATAAAATCTTTTGGTAAGGTATTGTTATTATAATCCTCAATCATTTTAGGGTCATAATCACTAATTTCTTTATTGAAATCTTTTACCAATGTTATTTTAATAACAGCTTCAATTAATCCATCACAATAAACAATTTCAGGCTTTGGTAGGTTTAGAAATCTTTTATAAAGCCATTCAATACCTGTTTCATACAATTTAGTATTAATACCTTTAGTGTTTTCATTGAATGCTAAATTAAGCCATTCTTCTCTAACAACATCTGTTAATTGTTCCTCTTTTTTTGTTAATTTTGTTTTCATTGTTTATTATATTAATTGATTTATAATGCAAATATATAAAATACTTTTTAATTATCCAAAACTATTATTTTTATTTTATTGACCTTATACGGTCCACATTAAAGTTTTTCTAGTATCGTCTGATATACAAATAATAATGTAAGTAGTGTAACAACTAATAACATTAAGCATGGTACATTTATTAACATATAACCTAATAACATTTGTAAAATAAATGTTCTTAATAGTATTAAATTTGATTTTAATTTGTCGTTCATAGCGTATTTTATTAATTTTTTAATCTTATCTATGTCTATTATGGTGATTATGATATCTATCAATTCTTAATGGCATATAGTATACTCTATTATAACCCATATCATATCCATATGGGTTATAATATCTATAATAATTCAGATATTGATAGTTATATCTATATGGTGAAATATAAACATAGTTAAAAGGTTTTTTATTAACAATTTTATTTTCTAATGGTAATGTATAAGTACAATCAATATAGACTTTTAAACTATTATCATTTTTCCATTCTAAAGAATTATAATACCTTATATCCTTTATAGGTTTATTATTTTGTCCATATAAATTATATGTTAATAATAAAACCAATAACATTATAAAACTTTTCATATTATTATTTTGATTTAGTGTGTAACATACCATGGATTAATTTATCATCTTGGTCTGTTAATTTAATGAAAACTGAATTATCTTCTTTACTATACTCCCAATGTACTATGAAACCACCTAATACAACCCTTCCGATTTCAAGTTCTTTTTCTTTTTCTTCTTTCATTTTATTTTTTATTAAAATATTTATAAAACCTAACTGTTAAAATACCCAAAATTATAGAGAAACACATCGATATCACAATCCAAAATGGTTCATTTTTTATGCTGGCTATAATCGATGGAATTATAATACTAGTTAACCAAGCACATAACAAAAAAATATTGAACGTTTTATTATTATTAACTTTATCTAAACGTTCAGACCAAACTAATCGTTCAAGGGCATCACTCATATCTTTTCCATATGCTGGTATTATATTAGTTGTACCATCAGATTCTCTGATAGTAAATTGATATTTAAAATATCCTGGACTAGTTTTACTCGCACTAATTAATTTACCATCAATTGCTTTTCTTTTTTCTTTTTTCATAATCTAATTGGTAGAACTTGTTTTATCGATGCCTATAAATTCATCTACTACACTTAATTTTGGTTTCATATCACTAACAAAAGTAGTATAATCAAATATTTTACCAATAGAATCAACTAATTTTAATTCACCACGAGAAAAATAAAATAGTTCATCACTACTTAATGTCGCAATTATTTCTTTTTGTTCATCTAATATAATGAACTCTTTATCTTCTGTTTTAAAAACTTTAAGTATATTACCTTCAGAATTTAATAATACTAGGCTAGGTAAATGCCTTAATTTACGTTCATTGCCAGTATTTTTTTTACCTTTTTTTTCTTTCATAACTTTTTTTTACAAATTTACTATTATTTTATTATAAATCCAAACAATAATTAATATTTTTTTTATTTAATTATAAATTAATTATAGTTGCATCAATGTTTTTCTTTTCAACATCTACTTTGCTAATAACAACTGTAATTTGGTCACCTAATCTAATTGTGTTGTTTGTGTTATATTCTCTGATACAATAGTTATTAATATCTGCACTCCATGTGCCAGTAATACTACTTAACCTTATCAAACAATCACAACCATTTTCATCTATAGTAACAAATAATCCGTATTCAGCTACTGACGTAACCATTCCTTTATAAATCTTACCAACTCTATCTGTCATATAGATACATTGCATATATTTGATTGAATCTCGTTCAGCTTTTTGAGCTTTCTTTTCTCTTTCAGATAAGTAATTACAATTAGCTTCTAGTTTTGATATGTTTGGAGCAAATTTAGAACCATTCTCAAGATAAGAATTAAGTAATCTATGTACGATAACATCTGGATATCTTCTTATTGGTGATGTGAAATGCGCATAATTTTTAAAACCTAAACCATAATGTCCAATATTGGTGGTGGCGTAATTAGCTTTTTGCATAGTCCTGACAACCAAATTTGCAATCATATCCTCTTCAGGTTTACCTTTTATATCTATCAATAACTGATTAAGTGTTTTGGTTGTTTCTTCTGGCGTATCTATTTTAATGTTATACCCGAATTGAGTTATAAACGTTTTAAGATTTGTTAACTTTTCTTCATTAGGTTTTTCATGTGCTCTATTAACCATTGGATATTGACGGCTATTAACATATTGAGCAACACGTCTATTAGCTAATAACATATATTCTTCAATAAGTTTATTAGAATCTTTACCTACTTTGAATAGTATGTCAACTGGTTTGTTATTTTCGTCCAATTTAAACTTAACTTCATGTTTATCAAATGAGATAGAACCTTTTTGTAAACGTACCTTACGCATTTTCTTCGCAATCTTATCTAAATTCAACATAGCTTTACCTAAATTGGTTGCTTTATCCCATCCAACAACAGAACCTAACCCAGATTTTTCAAATATTAAGATTTCACCTTCAGCGATAGCATCTTTAGGTAGTTTACCCACCTCAATTATTGCTTGTGCTTCTTCATATGTAAACCTATGGTCAGAATTGATAACAGTTCTACCAAACCACTCTTCTAATACATTACCATTATGGTCAAGTTTAAAGACGGCTGAAAAGCAAAGCTTATCTTCGTTAGGTCTTAGTGAACAAAGTACATTAGACAAGTTCTCTGGAAGCATAGGGACACATCTATCAACAAGATAAACACTAGTTCCTCTAGAATATGCTTCTTTATCTAAATCAGTTTCTGGAATTAAATAATGAGATACATCAGCAATATGAACACCAACAAATAATTCACCATTTACCCATTCAACACTCAAAGCATCATCAAAATCTTTAGCGTCATGTGGGTCAATTGTGAATGTAAGTATGTTTCTCATATCTCTACGCTTATCTATCTCATCTTGTGTTATTTCTGTAGGTATAGCATCTGCCTCAGCAATAATATCTTCAGTAAAATCATATGGTAAACCATACTCTTCAAGGATACTATGTATTTCTGTCTCATGTTCACCAGAATCACCAATTATTTTAACAACAACTCCATTAGGGTTTTTGGCTTCATGTTTCCATTCGGTAAGTCTAACAACAACTTTTTGACCATTTTTAGCATCTAGCGTTTTAGATAAAGGGATAAAGAAATCTACTGGTAATTTATTGCTATCTGGTACGAAAAATGCATATCTTTCACTTAGTTGTATAGTACCCACAAATTCAGTCCTGAATCTTTCTACTATCTCAACTACTTGACCTTCAATATTACGGCCATTACCTCTAATTATTTTAATTTTTACAGTATCTAAGTGTAACGCTTTGTTTACATTATTTTTACTTAAATAAATGTCTTTTTTTAAATTTGGATTAACAAAATAAGCAGTTCCACTAGTATTCATACTAATCTTACCCTCTACTATATCTCCTAACTTGATTTGTTTTTCTTCTTTCATAATACAAATATACTAATTTATTTATAAATATACAATTTATTTTGATAAAACTTGACTTTTTATTTAATTTATGTATATTTATTGTATATACAAGTAAAACATGAATAAACAAGAGAAAACACTTATAATGAGAATAGACGAAGAACTTAAATCTAGATTCAACCAAAAAGCAGAAGATAACTATATGACATTATCCGCAAGAATAAAATATCTAATGAAAATGGATATAGAAGGTAAATTAATAATTAAAAATGGAAAATAAACGTAAAGAATATAGAGAAAATAATAAAGATAAAATTAAAGAATATCGTAAAGAGTATTATATAAAAAACAAAGAAAAAGAATTAAATTATCAAAAAGCTAGAACTAAGAAAATTTTAACTGAAGAAGAAAAAGAAAAAATGAGATTATATTCGAGTGAATATCGAAAAAATAATAAAGATAAAGTTAAAAAATCTAGAGATAAATGGAAAGAAAATAATAATTATAAAATTTCTAATTATAATAAAAATAAACGTTCAACTGATATAAATTTTAAATTAAAATCAAATTTAAGAACTTCAATAAGTAATATTATTAGTAAAAATGGTTATTTAAAAAAATCAAACACTTATAAAATTTTAGGATGTTCTTTCGAAGAATTTAAACAACATTTAGAATTATTATGGGAACCATGGATGAATTGGGATAATTATGGTAACCCTAAAGATGGTATTGTTGAACCAAACAAGACATGGGATATTGACCATATAATACCCATAATAACAGCAAAGACTGAAGATGATGTATATAGACTTAATTATTACACCAATCTTCAGCCTTTATGTAGTTATGTTAATAGATTTGTTAAAAGAGATAATTAATCATTTTAATATTTTTTAATTATGAATTGTTCAAACAATTCTTTGTATTTTTCTAATTCATCAATAAAGAATTGCATTCCCAACTCTGTTGTTAACATAATATTAACAGTTTTTATGTTTTTTTCTAATTCTGGTATCTCTTCATACTTTCTTGTTTTCATATACGATTTATAGATTGGTATATGCATTTTTTCAGAATAATTGGTCATTATCATTATCTCAACCAATAAACTATCTTGGTCTTGTATAAATGATTCTTTGTTTGAAACATTTGCACCAATAACATATTCCCATACCTTACCATCAAATAGTTTCATTGAAGTCATAATACTTTCAATTTCACTATAGTTAGCTAGTTTCATATACTCAACCAATTCCCAAAAATTAAGTATTTTTTTACTCTCAACAATTTCGATTATCTTATCCATTTTTATTCAATAAAATTATTTAAAAACTCCATGTAACTCTTTTCATTATTTTTAATCTCACCAAATAAACGTGTATTACTAAGAACAAATTCATCTCTATTAACTTTAAAATTTAATTGTTGTGTGATTTCCCTAGATAATTTATTTTTTGTTAATTCATTATAAACAAAAACAGCGTATCTATCAGCAATCATTTCTTCTTCAACCATATGGTCAGAGAATACATAAAAATCATCATCTGATAACATTGATAGAACATATGTTTTACCCATTTTTGAAATTCTTTTGAAATGACCTATCTCGTGTAAAAGAATGTATGAAACCATATAACAACCAAAACGATTAATAATTTTATCAATATCTAAATATATACCATAAAATGTTGCGATTGCATATGGTCCATGTATGTTTGTATCAATAAAATTAATACCAGTGCTTTCCATAAAACAAAATATCACATCTAAGTCAGGTCCACAATTAAGAGTTCTTAACTTTTCTTTTATTGATTCAAGCATAAAACAAATAAACCCATTAATTATTTATTATCGCTTACAACAACGTTTATGCTATAATCTTTTAATCTACCACTTAAACATTGTTTTTTACCCCAATCTTCAAATGTTGGTATGTGTTCCAGTCTGTCGTCCCATTGTTCTATCTCAACCACATTTGGATATTTCTCTAGCAATTGTTCCATAGTTTTCATTTTTGACTTATCTGTGCTACCACCCATATTATAACGGTATTCATCAAACTGTAAACCATTTTCATCTAAAATCTTTTTAACGTAATCAGCCAGTTTAAACATACGACCAGTTAACATAACAACAACTGTTTCTGGATTACTTTTTTCTTTTAGATAATCAGAATGAACATCTTTATTTAATGGCATATCAAAAATATCAGTATCCAATGATTCTTTTTTGCTCCACCATCCTTGATGTGGCCACTCTTTACCAGTAACTTCTTTATATTTTATCTCACCATAGTCTGGTAACGGTGTGTTTACTAAAGTATCATCAAAATCAAATATTGATAACTTTGTTTTGTTTAAGGTTTTATCCATTTTAAAAACTTTTTAAATATATTAATTTTTGGTTTATCTTTTAATAAGGTACCAATTATACGTTTTGTTGCAGAACCAATTAATTCTTTAGTTATTGGACCATGTATATTTATGGTTTGCCTTAAAGCTCCATTTATTCTTTTGACATCTAAAACCTTTTCTCTTTTTAGTTTATTAATGGTATCTAGATTATCTTTTTCATATTGATATATATGATTAAGTATAACATCTATGTTGGGGTTACTTTCATTTAACTCAACCTTAATCTTCTCCACTAATTTGCCATGTCTTGTCTTTAACATATAGAACGTTATTTTTTAGGTTTTGGTTTAATAAACCCTATTAATTTCTTACCTTCCATGTTTGGTAAACCCTCAGCAAGACCATATTCTTCAACAGAAACAATTAATTTAAGCATAAGAGCCTTACCCTTATCAATATGCATCATTTCACGACCTCTAAATTGTAATGTTATCTTAACCTTATGACCTTTTTTTAGAAACTCAATAATATGTTTGGCGCGATAAGTCAAATCATTTTCAGCAGTGTTTGGTCCTAACTTAATCTCTTTAACATCCAATGCTTTGTTTTTTGGCTTTTTATTTTTTTCATATATAAACTTTTCATAGTTCATAATACGGCAAATACCAATACCATTATTCTCAGACATTAGAACCAAATCCATATCTTGTTCTTCAGCTAATCTTAATGCTTCAGATAATCTAATAACACCTTCTTCAGGTAATCTAACTTCAGATAGTCTAATCTCTCTATTTAATAGGTGTTCTTTTTTCTTTTTAGCCATTTATTATTTATACTATTAATTAAGTGTTGGGTCAACATCATCGTCATTATCATTCGTAATAGTAATGCTTTCAATTATATTCTCTAATTCATCTAAAATAGTAACATCTAGTAAACCAGTTTTTTCATTATATTCAATATCGATTATGTATTCACCTAAATCAATTCTTCTTATTTTTTCCATGGTTATATATTTTAACCATAAATATCACACAATTTTAATTTAGCCTCTCTACTTAATTGTTTTATACGATACTCTTCTTTACTAGCACTACTCCTATCTATGGTTTCAAATAAAGCTCTTAGAACAACTGGTTTTCTTGTACTAGTGTATTTAGCACCTTTACCTTTATTGTGCGCCTTAATACGTTTATTTACATCAGTAGTGATTCCAGTGTACAGTGTGCCATCAGAACATTCTACTATATAAACATACCACATTAAACCAATGCTATTATTAAAGTACCAGAGTTAAGATAAGCTTGTGTACAAGAAAAACCATAATCATTAACACATTCACGAACAATATTTTTCATTTCAATAGAGTTTCCAGTTATGATTTCTACTTCATACATGTTTCTTTGTATGGCATCCCAAATAAAAGAATCAACTTTATTTGATACTTCGCTATGTTTTAAACCATGTAAATCTAATTTCATATTATAATAATTTAGTACCTAAACTATACTGGGTCATTTTCAATTCCAAACCACCAGCCAACAATGTACCAACCATTACCATAGCTTGGCTTTCAACACCCATTATTGTCATTGGTTTTAAGTTGGTTATAAACGGTACAATTACATCAATAAAAGAATTTGAGTCAAAATATTTACCTAAATTTGTCACAACTGTTTTAATATCATCCGCACTGTTTCCAAACATTACAGTTAATATTATTAAATCTTTGCTCTTAGGTATTTTTTTAACCCCAATTATTTGGCCAATTTTAATTTCTAATTTACTTTCAATCTCTAAAAATTCTTCAAAAGTAATAATGTCCTTATCCATATAATATCTTATTTTATTTTACAAATATACTTTTAATTATTCAATAAACCAAATAAAAAAAGGGCATTAGCCCTAATTTTATTTAAATGTTGTAAAATAAGATTTACCATCTTTATCTGTTAAAAAATTTATATGTTGCGCTCTACCATCATTATGTATTATAACATGTGATTGTAGCCATGAACTTGGTCCTATGTTATAACCAACTCTTAGCTTTGTAGATGTACCTACGGCTAAACCACCATCTTTACGGCCTGGGCTATGATAATGACCTACAACACATTTGGTATTAAGTTTACGGAATTGTAATAAAGACCCACGACTTCCATTAGCACCAACATCTCCATGCTGACCTAATTCCCAACCTTTAACTATGAAAGAAGCACTTCTATCAAGTGTTTTCATCTTAGGAAATCTTTTCTCAATCAAATAGGGTATAATACCTTTTGGTGCATCACCTTTTAATATCGCATGTGAATATTCAATATACTCTAAAGCGTTCTTTATGTTTTTCTTCCAATCGTTATTAATAAGCCATCTATCAATAAAATCATCATGATTACTTCTAACAATAGTAACATTATACTTTTCAACTTTTTCCAACCATTTTAACATGTTATCAACTTCAAGTTTAACTGAATTGGTTCCATCTTTCTCTCGTTTATATAATTGAAACGCATCTTTAGCTTCGTGATGACTAATAGAATGTCCGTCAAATACATCATGCAACACAACATTTGATGGTGTTAGATTATTTAATAATTCATCGAATGTTGTTGTAATAACTTCTTCATCGTGATGACCTAAATGCAAATCACCTAACACAACTGCTGCAATACTATCTACTCTGCTAACCTTACCTTTATCTACTCTATTATATAAATCACTGAACGAACCAGTTTTGTCATCAGCAGTAACTTGTCTAACAAAGAAAACATCATCGTTTTTAATTTCTACAACACAGAAACCAAAAGTATGATGGAAATCACCAACTTTACCAGATTTAGAATCGGTATAGTTTTTTTCAGTTAAAGCACCAGTTGTTACCATCATTTTAGGTACATTACCATCTAAAACTGGAATCATTTCTAATTGAACTTTTGGCGCACCAAAAACACATGTGTTAATACCACTCAATGCTTGCATACCTGTCATTGGATTAACAGCTGTTGGTTGAATCTTAACATCACCCATAATACTAACATACTTATGTATATCATGTCTATTAGCATCAGCATATGGTGTAATCTCATCAACCCATGATTCTTCAGCAACATCTTCAAATACGCTAGTTGGGTTTTTATATCTACCTAATATAACATGGATAGATGCATCGATATGTTTTGCATATGCTTCGATATTTTTAAATAACCCATAATTAACTGGTGTGTTATTTTGAGCCCATGTAATGATGAATCTTTTTTTATTAGTATCAAATGTTCTATTTTGAGCCATTGAATATTGTTCTGAAATAACATCTTCTTTTTCTTTAAGGTTTAATTTTTCAGAACACCATTTTCTAATGGTTCTTTCACTAACACCGAATTCATCACCTAATTTAGCAGCTCTTTTCTCCCAAGACATACCATTTTTTTCGTTATACACTTTTTTTATGTATTCTACGTCTCTTTCGCTTAATTTTTTAAACTTCATATATTCTTTATTATTTATGACATTATTTTTTTACTAGTTCTCAACCCTTCATAACTCAATCCCTTATTACTAGCAGCAATAGCAATACCTATTTGTTTAGCAACACTAGCAACTATTATTTTTTCATGTATCATAGATTCTAACGAATCACTAATAATTAATTCAGTTAACATCGAATCATCTATCCTGTTATAAGCAGGTCCAGATAAAACGCCATGACTAATAATTGCTCTAACACTTTTAGCGCCAGAATTAATCAAAACTTCAGCAGCTTTACATAATGTACCAGCAGTATCAACTATGTCATCCAAAATAATAACATCTTTATTTGTTACATCACCAATTATAACCATTTCATCAACTACATTAGCTTCTTTCCTTGTCTTATCTAACATAATATAGTTAAGATTAACACCATACCTATCAAATATTTGGTCTTTCATTCGTTTAACACGTTTACCAGAACCAGCATCTGGACCACATAAAATAATGTCATTTGACCTATCATTTAATAATAGATAGATATAATCATCAAATACATTTTTACCTTCAATATGTGTAACTGGAATGTTAAAAAACCCCTGTATCTGGTCAGCGTGTAAATCATATGTTATAACTGATGTAGCACCACGATGTTCAATCATCTCAGCAACAACTTTAGCACCAATAGGTCCACGTGATTGGTCTTTCTTATCTTGACGAGTATAAGGAAAGTAAGGTATTACAGCAATTATCTCTTTAGCAGCACCACGTTTAGCAGCATCTATTGCAAGATTTAATTTCATAATCTCATCTGATGTATTTGGGCTAGATAGAATATAAATGCGTTTACCTCTAACGGAATCGATAAAATCAACACATAGTTCACCATCAGAAAACTTTTGGTTTCTTAGACAACCTAGTTCGATAACATTTTCTTGTGATGATGTTGATGGAGTGTAATCATTAACAAATGAAATTATATTATTTGCTAAGTATTCTCTGCCATCAAGACAGAATAACATTGAATTAACCATATTTAATTTTTAAAAAACATTAATAAATAAGAACTATTTTTTCTTTAACTTAAACCAAAGAAAAATAACTATACCAATAAAACTAGAGATTGACATGCATGTCAATAAGTATGAAAACATTTCATATGATGAAAGAAAATATTTTAATAAAGATAATGATAAAAACACCAATATAAAAATCAAAGATAATTTAACTTTCACCATACAATTTTTATTTTATACCTTTCCAGTTCCTATTGTGATATTGAGTCACATAAGTCCCAACTTCAAAATGACCGTTAAATAAAATAATATCTAAAGCAGTTGCAAGTTCAGCATATAATTTATCCCATTCAGCTTTCTGTTCATCAGAATATTGTTTAGTTTCTTCTGTATTAAATGGGTCAAAATCTGAAGGCTTACCACTAAGTATAAGGTCCATGGCATCATATAAATTATTTTCACCAAATGGCGCTTGATGTTCAGATTCATCCTCAACACCACTAATAAATCCATTTGCGTTTATACTCCATCTTAAATGCTTTAAAAGCTTTAAGTGGGTTTCTGTTAGTTTGAAAGTTATTAAACTCATAATTAAAACGGTAAATCATAATCAGTTACTTTTGGTAAGGTTTGTTTTCCTTTACCTTTGGTTTCTGTTTCTTGTTTTTTATTATCTTCGCTAGAAGCCAATGGCCCTATAGCGATTGCTCTAAGATTTGTATAATACTTACCATTGTATTCGTTACCCTTAAGCACAAACGCAACAGTTACTGAATCGTTAACATTATAATTGTCCATAACATCTGCGTTATCGCCAATAAATTCAAACTTAATATCGCTAGGATATTGATTGTCAGTTTCAGTAACTACAAATTCTCTTTTTCTAAAATTAGAAAAACTTTGTGTTTCGCTAATTTGTTTAATTTTCCCATTAAATAAATAGTGTTCAGCCATGTTTTTGTTTTTTTTTAATTATTAATTATACGAAATTACTAAATATTATCCTTATTAACAAATAATATTTATTTTTTTTTGATATCAAACGTTAAGTTATGATATATTTTAATTTGGTCAGACCTGTAATGTTTAACAAAACCACCATCACATAAGACAACACACCAAATATCATTTTCAAATGTACCACCATTGGTAACATATATTGCAAACCCTTCTTTAGTGTCTTCAACAATTACTGGTATGGGATTTTTAAATTCTAACATTTTAAATAAATTTCATTTCTACATTAGCCTCTTCTAACATCTGTATCGCTGCTTTAAAATGTATACCCCATTTCTCATGGTCAACATCTGGTGTTGGTGCAACCACTTTTTTAATACCGCTTTGTATTATACCTCTAGCGCAATCAGAACAACAAAACATTGTTACATATATTGTACAATCTTTAAGGCTAACACCATGTCTAGCTGCATGATATAAAGCATTTCTTTCAGCATGTTCGGTAAACAAATACTTGGTTGGTTTATCATACCTAGTTTCTATTGAATCGTCACAGCCTCTAGGGAACCCATTATACCCCATTGAAAGCACAATATTGTCATCATCTACTATTACTGCACCAACTTTTGAATTAGTGTCTTTACTCCAAGTAGAAACCAGCTTGGATAAATCAATGAATTTTAAATCCCAATTGGACATCATTTTAATTTATTCTTTTTACGTATAATATTATGTTAATTACATATATACACTCGAAATCATATAAAGTCCAGAATCTATTAACTTTTACTTTTTTAACATCTTGTATACAATATGCGTTTCCAACTGATATATACCTATTTAATGATGTATCTGAACCTAAGTTTAATACCTTAACAAAACTAGTATCTTTCATTAATTCTCTTAAAACTAATTTACCATTAATCACATCATCAAACTCATAATCTGTTGGTGTAAAATTAGGGTATTTTTTCATATTAACCCTAATTGTTCTCCTATCATTAAAAGTAGTTCCACCATCATTATAGGCAATACAATACTCAGAATTATTTATTTCATTATTGTTAAAATAATTATCATATAGTTTATCTATTTCATTACTATCAGTTGTCTCAGACACATCAAAACAATATTCTATATTATCATAATTAAGATAATCCTCTGATTTTTTTAATTCAGCTAATTCATTACTCTTCCTATATTCATTGACTTTGTTTATTACGTAATCTTCAAAACTTTGAGCCAACAATAACATTGGTGACATCACACATATTGCCGTGATTATAATATATTTATTTTTCATAACATCTAGTGGTTATTTTATACATCTTTAACGTTGTGGAATCTAATTCATATCTCTCGTATGACCTATTTAAGACAACTGTTGGTATATGTGCTATAGTATCAACCAATTGTTGAGCTGTTTTATCACAACCTTCACTAATTTTTGGATATTCACCATCATAAACATATTCTGTATAACCATTTAGTAACAAATACTTTTGTTGTTCACATCTAATACAACCTTTTATAACATCTTTATCGCAAGATGTAAATAATATAAGAGCAAATAATAATTTTTTCATGTTATTTTAAATTAAATCCAATTGTTTGTTTTTCTTTTTCAACTTGTGATGAGTAAAACCCTTTGTATGATTCATTTATAAGGCTTATAGTATCAGAAACACCCCATTCAGAATCATCCTCTGACATTTCTCTTATATTATCAGCTAAGTTCGCAATAAACGCACCAGTAATCTTAACCTTCTTGCCGTTTATAGTACCAGATAACGCATCATAAACTTCTTTTATTCTCCATTGTTCAGGCAAATGAATATCACAAACTTTAACAATTTGTTTATCATCTAAGAAAGAATAATCTAATGTAAAGTTAAACCTACCTGGTCTTTCAGCTGCTTTATCAACCAAACCTTTATCATTAGTAGACGCTAATAGACTGATTTTACGTTTCTTAACACCATCAAAAAATGATAAGAATTGTCCTAATAAACGAGTATAACTACCATTGTCACGTGAACCTAGATATAAGTCGATATCATCCATTACAATAACAGCGTTTTCAAATATCTCACATGCTTCCATGATACTAGTCAAATCATCTGTATTTTCAAAGTCTGGTATGATGAATGTTACATTAGGTATAAGTTTACGAGCCATTTCTCGTATCGTTTCGGTCTTACCTGTTCCAGGCTCACCATTCAATAGGTATCTAGCGTTTCCACCTCTACCAACACGATTAATAAAATGCTCAATGAATTTTAATTGTACATCATTTAAAATCAGTTCATTTTTAGACTCTTCAATGTCAATAATTTCAATACCTCTAAATCTTCCTTCTCTTAATTTAACTTTAACACATTTACCTTTGTATTCTGAATTATTAAAAGAAATATTCTTAATCTTTTTGTACATATTTTCAAATTTTGAAATGACCATGCCTTTTTTAGCGCTAATATGTAATTGATTAACAAGTTCGTTTCTATTATCCAAAAACATCTTGGTTTGTATTATGTATTCATTGTCATCATTATCAAATTTAACAGAAAACCAATAGGATGATGTAAGGTCAAAAGCACCGCCAAAATTAACCCTTCCAATACCATCAACTTGACCATAATTAGTTGTGATGATTTGTTTAGATTTATTTCTGAAGGTATCATGAAGATAAGCATTAATTATAGCAAATTCTATGTAACTTATTTCTTCTGTGTGACTTTGACAAACATAATCATCGTCATCATCATCATCACCATAATCATCATTAAGGTCAATATTATTCATGTTTCTTAATTCCTCAATCGTAAGACCAATAAATTCTTTTTTTATTAGACTATCTGATGCCCTAACTACTCCATCTGTTTTATTTTTTTTTGACATATTGTTAATTATTAGTTATTAAATTTATTTACCTTCTTTTTCTAATTTAATTTTAAGCTTATATAACGAATCATTCAAATCACCAATTTGATACTTTGCTCTTCCATCATTTTTTTCAGGCGTTTTTTTAACTTCTTTTTTAACTTCTGGTTTCTTAACAGAATTAGAATGTTTAATTGATGCCATTAACCAATTAATGTGTTTATCACCTTCAAGAACTTTAATAGTTACCCATTTAAAAAATTCTTGGCAAGTTTGTATTGACATATAGGTTCTAGTATCTTTACCTGTAACACCAATTTTTTTATCACCAATTATCTCTAATGTTTCAATTGTAAAATCACCATTCTCATCAAAAGTAGTTTTAATTGATGGCGTTAAATTAGTGTCTGGTTTAGTTTTAGAATTAATAACATTAAGTTCATCAATAATCTCATTAACAGATATTAAATCAACACCACTAATAGCACATTTAAAATCAGAACTTGGCTTTACCATAACTTTTTTAGTGTTAGTTACTGGTAAATAACTTTTAACAAGGTGATTTAAAAAATTTTTAGATTTAGGGTTTTTAAGTAGCTCATCTAATTTATTGTGTACTTGTTCTAACTTCATAATTTAATTTTATTTGTTTATTTTTTAATTACTATGTAATAATGATATCCCTTATCATTGTCTATCGCATAATACGCAAATCGTAACTCACCATTCTTAACCTTTTCAACAAAATCTTTTCGCTCATCCATCTTAGCATCCATTGATAACCTAACATATTTATGCTCAATGGCTTTAACCTTTGGTTTTATTTCTTTAACTTCAATTTCTTGTATGATTTCTTCAACGATTTGTTGCTCTGGAACAATTATCTTTTCAGGTTCCAGTGTTCTTTTTTTAGGTTCTAACTTATTAACAGGTTTTAACTCGGCTTTTTTTCTTTCTACTGTCATTTACTAATTAATATAAAGCAAAGATACAATAATGTTTTTTAAATCGCAACTTTTTTTTGATATACTTCGAATCTAAATTTATAACCGTTTTCTACTTTCACATCACTAGTACTGATTAGTGTCCAATCAATAGGGTCTAAACCTTCTAAGTAAGCATCACCATCAACATAGCTATAAATTTGGGTTAGATATAGCCTTTGAGCATATTTAAATGCTTCTTTATATATTTGAGCACCACCAATAACAAAAGTATCTTCATTTGATTCGCTAAACGTTTTTAAGATAACATCTAAATCATCAACAACTAAAGCGCCTTTTAATTCCATACCATTACTGGTTTTGCTAACAACAATATTTTCTCTGTTTGGAAGTGGTCTAAACTTTTCTGGAAGGCTATTCCATGTGTTCTTACCCATGATAACTCTTTTACCTTCTGTTATTTTTTTGAAGTATTTTAAATCAGACGGTAAATTCCATGGCAAATCGACATTTTTACCAATAACCATATTGGTGGATGCTGCAACTATTATATTAATCATTAAAACTATTTTTTGTTTTATTAATAAGTGTAATCACCTACAATTTAATTCTTTTCTTTTTTCTTCTAACTCGAAAGTTAATACATAATAAGCATCAACATCTTTAAACTGTTTATTAAATAATTCAATATATTGTGTTGCATTTTTAAAATGCTCACACATAGTGCAAGATTTAATAATAGCCATTGCTTTTTCCTCAGCAGCTATTTGTTCTGGTTTCTTTTCATTATTCATTTAGTGAGTAGTTTAATAATTCATTACAGCTATTACAAAATGCTGGTGGTTTTTTACCTATAGGTGTTGATATCACATCGACACCGTTAACTTGATTTATATCTATAATTTTACAAAATTCACCAGAATTTTCACCACAATTAACGTAGCACATAATTACGCTACATCTATTGCATATAGCAACTGGGTTACCCCCATTAAATTTAATTTTTGGATTCGGCTTGCTCATAAGTTTCTGTTTTTTTTTCTTCCATACTTAGCAAACCCTTACCAAACTTTTTAACACGACTAAAATATCTATCTTTAACTTTTTCAGATATAGGAATGGGTCTACCCTCATCATCTATTCTAACAAATACGATAGTCGTGCTCATTGCAACTTCTTGTTCACCTGTATATACGTTATGTTTTCTTAATTCAATATAAAGAGTTATTGAAGTATTACCAAACTTAACCACATTGGCATATATTTTGATAATATTACCGACCTTAATCGGTTTTTTAAAAAACATTTCACTAATAGATAAAGTAACCATTCTAGGCGAGTCACATATTTGTGCAGCATATGCTGCACTGCTTTGGTCAATCAATGAAACCAAATTACCGCCAAACATATTAGAATGAACACCTATATCACTAGTTTTACATAAATAAGTTGTAACTAATTCCATACTCTTTTTTTTAATTATAAATATAACTAATCTAATCCATAATTACATTTAAATTAAAAAAATTAATCAATAAATTATTTATCGCTATCAACTAATAAAGCATTTAATTTTTCGATTGATACTCTAACAAAGTCTTCTTTTGAACCATATCCGTTCTGGTCAGCTACATGAATTAATTCACAAAGACCTTCACATATGGTAGCAATATCTATAACAACCATCTCTTTAGCATCTTCTGGTGTCGCAGGTTGTTCAGTGTCAGGTCCTTTACCAATTAAAACCTGTCTTTCTCTTTCAGTATTAATATCAATGTAGATTGTATTTTGCATAACATTTAATTTTTAACAAATATACCACTAAAAATTTTAAAATACAAGTATTTATAAGGAAAAAGTTATTATGGCAAAACAAACATCTACAACAGGGACTAGATTAAAAAAGGCTAGCAAAAAAAGACCGAATGTTCACTCAAAGAAAACAACGTCTAATTTAAAAACTTCTAAAAATTATAAAAAATTGAATAGAGGACAAGGATGAAATAAAAAAGGAGCTCAATGGCTCCTTTTTTTATTAATGTACTAATAAAAATGTTTTATGTACGTCATTTCTTTGAGCACTTATGTCACTATCCCCTTTAGGCAACACAATTACATCATATTTAAATTTATCACTTTCTTTTGGTGGTAATTCATATTGATACTTTAACCTATCAATCGGAATATTATATTCTTTTGCCATTAGTTGTCTTAATAATTCTTTTCCACCTTGTTTGAAAATTGGTAAGTCATCATTATCTACTTGTATATGTGGCCCTTTATAAACGAATACTTGTTTGAATAAATCTTCTGGTACTATATCTGAAAATTTAACTTTTTCTAAATCAACTTTTTCTAATTCACTAGATATAGACCCTTTAGAAAAATTCATAACCATAGTTTCACCAGCTAAATCTATATATTTTGCTTGTTTGGTATATGCATAAGATTTAACATCATACCCTAACTTAACTAATTGTTTTGTTGCAGACATAGCTATTTTAAAATATGTTTCATCAAAAAAATCACCAGCATCATTCCATCTTATAACTAATTGTGGACCTTCATTTTTAGTAGTAACATCATCAATATCATTAAAATCCCATGATGCTTTAGGTGTTTGTTTTGAACTAGCAGCACTAATTAACTCTTCCATAACTAATTGATAATAACGTTTAGGATTATTCCAAAGCAGATTAAGTCGTCTAATTAATTTTATAATCTTACCATCGTTCATACCATAAAAACCACCTCTAGCGTAACACACCAATTGACATTCACCAGCACCTGGACATGTGTTTATATGTTTGAATTCATTATCATCTTCATCAAAAATGATTCCTTTTATTGCTGGTAGTCCAGTGTTTATAGTATATTGATTTCTTCCTTTATCACTTTTCTCCATTTTAGGGTTTCTATCAAATATCTTACTAGGTTCTTTACTTATTAAGTTTTTAAACTTTTCAACATTTAAAACAGCTGTTTCAGCCATTGCAGTATCTGTAGGAGTGTTTTCACCACTTACATATCCAAGTTTCAAACCAGCTTCGCTAGGTATAAACCCTAACTCTTTATTATATGAACCTATAATAAGATTATAATTAACTTTCCTAGGTTTTTTGCTTATTTTACCAGTACTTGTTTTTTCTGGTGGATTTAATCTGAAAACATCATACTCACCATCAACTTTAGTTAAATAATTTTCTATATGTTTTTGATGATATATTACCTTTTTTGTTCCCAAGGCAACTCTTTCTTTTTCACCAGTTTGTTTCCTATTTAATTCAGCATTCATTTCTTTTGCTAATTGCTCAGGAGACACACAAGAAGCTATTGCATCTGGGTGGTCTTTTGCCCCTTCATTTAATTTTTCATTCCTATAAACGCTTAATAATGACTCATTCAACAATTTTTTTATCATGATATCTATTTTTATTATAAATATGAATAAAAAACAAAAAGAATACGTGAAAAATCGTAAATGTATTGATATATTATTTGGTTTATCTATTAGAATTAGAACATTAATTGGTAATAGTTTTACACGTAATGGTTATAAAAAAACTAGCAAAACACAAGAAATACTTGGGTGCTCTTTTGAAGAATTTAAGATTCATTTAGAAAAACAATGGTCATCACCTAATAATTTAACCGAAAATGGTCAAGTATGGATGACATGGGAAAATAAAGGACTGTATAATGGTACTATTAACTATGGTTGGGATATTGACCATATAGAACCACTAGTTAATGCTATTACTCAAGACGATATTATTAGGCTTAACCATTACACCAATTTTCAACCATTATGTGGTTATGTAAATCGTGTCATTAAAAAAGATAATTAACTTTTTTTAATTTTCTTAGTCTTTTCTATGTTAATTAAATCACGTAAATGACACGCCTTTTCATAATTTTCATTCTCAACAGCATCTGCTAATTTTTCATCTAATGATTTTTCTTTAAACGATAACATGTTTAATGTTGGTTCATCACTTACAATTATTTTAACGATATCACCATTTTTAGTATGCCATATTCTTTTCTCAAAAAACAAATGCCCATCATTATAGAAATCAATCTTATCTGGTTTACCCAAATCTTTAATCTCTTTTTCAACATCACTAGAGTCAGTTATTTTAGTTCTTAACGAATCAATCTTTCTACTCTTTTTATCACCACCTTTATTAAAAAAGTCATTATATAACTCATCAAACGTTTTTCCCATTTTATTAAAGTTTGCTTTTATTTTATTATGTGTTTGTTTTATAGGGTTTAACCCATATAAAAAAATGAATAAACCAAAAAATATCGCTGATAAGACATACATAATACTTATTGTTATCCAATAGTTATTGGTCAATAAAGTAATAGAATATAACACTAAATCATAACCCAGTGGGTTTAAAAACATTGCTATTGTTACTAGCGTATTTCCAATTATTTTTTTGTTTAACTTAAAGAATAGATAAGATAAAGAAAAAGATACCAATGCCAATCCATAAAGAATGTACATTGTACTCCAATAATTGTTTGTTAATTCTGTCAGTTTGAAAACCAATATGTCGAACCCAAATGGGTTTAGAAAAGTTGCAATTATTAGACAAACTGTTCCTAATACTTTTCTGTCTATTATGTTCGTCACTATCCATATTGGTTTATTTAAGTATAATCAAATAACAGAATTATTTATTTGATTTTTATTTTATTAAAAATAAGTAGTGCGAATTAACACACTACTTATTAATAATTATTTTGCTATGTTAGCAGAATCTACAGCAGTAGAATCAGCAATAACAACAGCAGCTGAATCAACAGCAACTACAGCAGTAGTATCAACCGCAGGACCTTCGTGTTCCGCAACAGAACCACATGAAGCTAGCGCTACCATTAACCCAATTGCTAAAATTGTTTTTTTCATCTTTTTTGTTTTTTAAAATTAATAAAAATTATTTGTTGGTTTTTAAGGAACCACAACCTTTTATAAATATTTAAGAAATGCAAATATACACAATTTTTAAATAGATTTCAATTTTTTTAATTAAAACATTGAGATTTGATTAGGAGATATTTCTGTCTTCCATTTATTAATCTCAGCGTTTATTAGTTTTATTTGTTTGGTAATCTCATCTCTTTGAGCAATTAATTTTTATTTCTGGAGTGTTAATTCACCAACTTTTTTGCTGATACCTTCTTGACCATAAGGTTTATTCTCAACCAATATTGCTAATTTTTCTCTTATTTTGTTTTTCATATGGTTTTTAGATATAAATATATTAAAAACACCATTGAAAACAATTATTTACTATAATAATTTAAGTAAAATATGGCCGAGACTATCGGCCATACCTTATTAAATTATCTCAATATAATTACATTTACCAAAAACTTTACCTAAACCATTAATTCTAGATAAAGATTTTTCAGTCAAACCTCTTGGATATGAATGGTCGTTTTCAATTACTCTTTCAAAAGCATTTGCCTCATAAAAACTTCTACCAGTAATAAGGCTATCATTTTGCTCAGCTATACGATTACGTAATTGATGATTCAATTCACTTTTCTTAATAACAGCAACTTTTGAAAAGTTAATTGTTAATACTTTATTATCAACAGAAGGGTTAGTGTTTTTTGTTTTGTTAGATTTAACCAAATCTGTTTTCAAAAAATCATTACTTATTTCACCTTTTCTTTTCATAGCAGCTAATACACCAGCAAATGTCATTGTAGGTACACCTAATTTTACTACCATTTCAGCGTTTGTTAATTTGTTTCCTCTTTTAAGGATTAATGATTTGATTTGTTTTGAACTTTTCATGTTTTTTTTTTTATTTTTAAATTAAATTAATAATGCAAATATATTCTTTATTTTTAATATATGCAAGTTTTTTTTTTCAATCTAAATAAATATCGTGATAAACAACTAGATACGCATTTAAATTAATACCCAAATTAAACCAATATCTGAATTCCTGTTCAGATTTTGAGTTTTCGCAAACAATACATATACTATCTGCGATACGTTGTAATATTCTTTTTTTCATAAAGTCAATATACCGTTTTCTTTTTAATCATACAAGTTTTTACCCAAATCTTTTTTTATGTTTTTATTACCTTTGGTGTGAATTGGGTCAAAAGGGCAATGTCTACAACCATTATCACTACCACAGCATGTACCTCGACTGATTAAATAGCTTTCAGTATATACTATCAAACCTTTTTCTAGATAGTAATCTTTTCCTAGTTCAAATTTAAATTCGCTCATTTTTAATAAATTATGGTTAATTATTTACAAATTATCATTTTTTGTTTATTATTATTTATGGGATATGTTTATTTAATTTTATCAGTGGATATTAATGGAAACGAATATTATAAAATAGGTGTTACAAAAAACACACCAGAAAAACGATTAAAACAATTATCAACAGGTAATCAATCTAAGTTACAATTAATCAATAGTTACAAATCTGAAAACTATCTAAAAATAGAAAAATGGTTACATAGAAAACATCAAAATAAAACACAAGCCGAAAATGAATGGCGCAGTCTTGATGATTCAGATGTAATGTCTTTTTTGAATGATTGTAAAAAAATAGATGAAACAGTAACGATATTAAAAGATAATAATCATTTTTATAAATAATCTAACACCAATAATAGTTCCAACAATAGAAAAAACATTTGTTAATAAAATACCTATAATATTTGATTATCTACTTTTTTTTATATATTAATAACACATTATGTGTCACACATTATGCGTGTTTTTCATTATCAAAATTCATGTTTGGTTTAATAGCTGAAACAATAGAATCTGGTAATTCCGATTCGTTTTTTGATTTTTTGGGGGAATCTTTTACCTCTTTTAACATTTCTGGTCTGTTTTCTTTAACCCAATCTAAATAATCAGAATCAAATTCTTCAACCCATAATAATGTTTTACCAGCATACTTTCCAGTTCTTATTATAAAATCATCATTCATATTACCAATTTTTAGTCACATCATCAAATAAGCTTGGATTATTAACTATCCAACAATAAAACAATGGTTGCATTGCTGGTGGAACCATATTTCCATTAACATATACAACATCAGTTACTATTTCTAATTCTTGTCCCTTTTTAAGTGGCATACCTTTACCAACTTCTGCGTCAGCTTTAAGTCTAAATACTCTTCTTACTATCATAGTTTTATTAAATTTTTAAATTAAAGAACATTTTTCTAGTTTTCTCAGAAATAAATTTATTTACTTCTTTAGGTTCAATGTTGTTCTTAACCATTGTATCCATTTCTTCTTTTATTATATCATTTACAACCCATCTTAACACATCGCCAAGTTTTTTAACATCAATAGGTTCATTATTTGGAAATATATTCTCCAATGCTTGATTAAAACGATTTTCAGTCACAGCATAATCAACAAACTCTTTTATATTATCTAATTTTTCAGTATCAACAGAAGCTAAAACTTTAACCTTTGATGTACTATGCTTTTCACCCTTAATTTTGAACCTATAAATACTATCTTCAAACTCACCTACCCAAACAATACCCTCACCAACTCCACTATACCCAAATGACTTAGCAACAGGACATTCTTTTTCAACGTCAATAGTTAATTCAGCTAGTTTATCTTGAGATGATTGTAAGTCATTAAAATCAACACTAATAAAAAACTGTTGATAGTCCTCTATATTATATATTCTATCTTCTAACGACCTTAAAAACGATGATACAACCCAATAAGATGGGTTAGCTTTTAATTCTTCTTCAGTTTCACAATGCGGTGTAACCTTAGCACCAAATATAAAAAATGATTTTGGTAGATTACATATCCCAACACCTTTTTGTATTCCTTTACCAACCCATTCACCATAAATGGAAACAGTATTGTTATCCAAATCTATTTTATTAAATTTAGCAATATGTTTACACATATGTATTAAAATATCTTTTTTTGATTCAGCAAAGAAAGCAAACCCAGCATTGTCGGATGTTGGTGTTATTATATTCTCACGAGATTGAACCCAAAACCCACCAATGTTGTTAAAACATATAGAAGCATTTGTTCCATGAAGCTTTACAGTACCCTTAAAACTAATTGTTGGTTTAGGTATCGTATCATCATAAACTGCATCACCATTATCATCAAGACCAATATATGTAAAATGTTTATTTACGTTAGTAACAACTTCCCTGAATTGGCCAATACTTGGATATTTAATTGTTTTTTTCATACTTAATGTTTTATATAAATTAATAAACTGTTTTATTTTCAGAAACTTTTTTACCAAAATCGCCTGTCACATAGTCTAAGTTTTCAATATTAAAGTATTTTATAAAGTTTTTTATCATCATATTTTAGTATATATTCTTCAACTGAATTAACCTTATTGTCAATCAAATAAAAGTATAAACTACTAAATTCTTTTAAATTATGTTTATCACAAATTTCAAATACTTTAACAGCATAATTCTTTTTATCCATATCATTTAATTTATATGGTTTCAATTCATCCCAAATAAGGTTTAATTTACTAATCAACTTATCATAATTTTCTTTTAGTTGATAAATCTCTTCTTTTCTTTCAGCAAAAGTGGCAATGAATTCTTCAATTTCATTAGCTTTTATGATAGTTAATATATTATGCTCAGCGGTTTTTCCTTTTAAATAATGCATAGCAAGATATGCTGGGTTTTTAATCTTAACTCTATTGAATTTAGCATCAACCATTACATACCCTTCTTCAGTCCATGGCATATTTTCAAATGTTTTTATTATGTCACTAGTTTCTTTGGTGTTTAAATCAAAAGATTTAACAACTGGTATCTTTAAAAAGTTACCTAACGCAATTAACTTTTTACGTGGCATCTCTTTAAGTGTTTCTAAATTTCTAACAGTTAATAAAGTAACCGATGATTCAGAATGTGGTTTAACAACAATATTATAGGGTGTTGTTAGCTCAAAAACAAAACAATATTCACGGTCTAATAAATTAACATCAAATGAAGGATATTTTTTAATAGTATCAAAAAATAAATCATTAAAGGTTCTACCAACTTTATTATTAACATTACCCTCACCATTTGCAGTTCCTGTAGTACCTGCATACCATTTTCCATCAACCCAATCCCAATATAATTGAATTAGAGTACCGTCTAGTTTTTCTAACACACATGCGGTATCCATATCTACTTTATCAGCATTACTCTCACCTAGATTAAAAAACTTTTTAAAAGCTAATGACATAACCTTAAATGTATTTTTCTCAAGTATGATACCACGACAATCTTTCATTTCTGGTAACCCCATAAGTGTTGGACACACTAATTGGTCATACTTTAATAATATTTTGTGGTCGTATTCGCGAGTCTTTAATTTAAAATTAGAAATAGCTTTTTCTATTCCATTTTTTTTAATATACTTTTGTATCGCTAACATTTATTCTGATAATTTATCGCTATCTATATCGTTGTCTTTGTCTCTAAGTTTATTTATTCTCTTTATAAATTCATCATATGTCTCATCAATACTAGAACCATTTAGTAAATCACTAATATTTAATGACTTATAAGCTAAAGTATCGATTATTTTTTTAGCAGAAAACATAGAACATAACTCACCAAACAAATATATGTCTTCTTCATTAAGTAATAACCCACCTATAAAAACCATAAAAAAACCAATTTGTGATATGCTATAGTCTTTTTTTTCTTTACCTTCGGTTATTAACGCATTACCCATTTCAATTAACTTTGCACTTAAATCCAAGTGTCTATCTTTTATCTTATTTTTCATAATTTTTTATTAAAACTAAAATTGTAATTATTATTAAACTAAAACCTATTATGCGCAAATACGCAAATGTTGCTTCATCTATTTTACTAAATAACTTTTTCATATTATTCCAAAACATATTTAACACACATATCATCTAATGATTCAGCGACCAATTGATTGTATCTGCCAAAACTACCATTAAATAATGTTTTAAATGGTAACCAACGAACAACATGCGGTTCATTATGATTTATCTCACCACTATATTTAGCCAAATAAGTGAAACCCATATTGCCACCCTTATGTATAGCAAAAACCATTTTTAAATCATGTATATCTAATCCAGTTTCTTCTTTACATTCCCTAATTGCAGTATTTATAGGGTCACCATTATCTTCAGCATCCATAGCCCCACCAACAAGACCAAAATCTTCATGGTTATTTTTTCTAGAAACACCTAACACTAAACCATCGTCATTTATCAAAACAACGCAAGCTGACATTTTTTCATACATAACTATTAGTTTTTAACTTCAGTAACTTTACCGTTTAATTTAAAATTTTCAATTGGATACCATTCTTTAATGTTATTACTCATAAATGGTTTACCACCTTTTTGATTTACAGCTATCGTAATATGCGGTATAGCATTTTCACTTTTATAACCTTCAACTTTTACAGCCATTGCCATATCAGATAAACCAATTTCAGTAACCGTTAATGTAACATCTTTATCTAAACCAGACTTATCTTTAAGCGGACCCATGTTTATTGTCATATGATGCGCAATAACTTTAAAGTCGGATGGAATTAACTTACCAACTTTTTCTAATAAGGCAGTTCTAGATTTATCATCCAATACAACAGCAGAATATGAAACACTTGTTGGTTTATACATATCGCTTGAATTAAGAACACTTTTAAGCGTAAGTGGCCCTTGTGCTGTATGACTTGCAATCATAGCCTCAATCTTCTCTAATGGAACGCCATGGGTGTTTCTTTTAGCTAATTCAGCAGCTTCTAAACCAGCTGTGCCAATATCAATGAATTTAATATTATTATCAGCATAACCCATTTTCAAAGCAGCAACAACATAAGCTTTTGATTCGTTTTGTTTTATGTTGGTATTGTCTATTATAACAGGCGATATACCAGCTTCCATAGACTTGATAGCATTTTTTAAATTTGTTTCATGAGCGTTGCTTAATGGCGTAAAGTCTTTATTTGCTATCATTTTAGCAAAGAATTCTCTATAATCACCACTGGAATCAATGACATCATCAGTTGAATGTATTTTACCGCTACCAGCCAAAGATTTAGCTTTTGTTGATTTGCCAGAGCCTGGAATACCTCTTAGTATTATTAATTCTTGTTTAGGTTTTGTTACAGCAACATCTAAACTATTAATAATCCCTTGCCCCATTAATGTTTCTCTAATGTAGTTTTCTAGTAATGTTTTTGTTATCGTATTTTTCATTTAACAAATATACTTATAAATTAATTTAAAAACAATATTTCAATAAAATTATTTATTATCATTAGCCAAATCTATAGTATAACATAAACATTTGGCTAACAATAAATATTAAATAACTGCAAATATAAACACATTACCTTTTTCTTTTTCTTTATTTTCTTCCCTATATTTTTTATTTCTAATATTAGAACATATACAACAATTACTAGTCCTACCATCTTTAGCTCTTTTATCATAATTAAATTCACTTAAAGTTTTAATCAGACAACATGTACTACATTTTTTATTTAATTCTTCCATAACTTATAAGCATAAAAAAAGCCTTAGATTTTGGTCTAAGGCTTCTTTGTTAATATTATCTGGAGTGTTTTACCACTCGATTATGTCATTAAACATACCTTGACCGTTATGGTGACTATTGCGTCTCCAATTCGAAATCGAAATCATATGTATGTTAATTGTTCTCATTTTGTTTTTTATATTAAATATGTTGTTTTTACTAAAAGTTTTAATTTATATTGCAAATGTACGAACTTATTTTCAATTTGTCAAGTGTTTTATTAATCTCCATCTGGACCCCAAGAATGTACTTCGTCCCAAAGTTTTACAGAAACTTTCTCTTCTATCCCATCAAAAGCTTCAATAACTTGTGGTATTACTATTTCTTTCATTTCTTCAGTTAATTTATATTCTTTTCCAGTAGTACATTCAACATACACAATTTCTTGTAAATCTGGAATAAATTCTTCTTCTGGATATTCTTCTGGACTACCACCATAATAACCCCATGTTGCTCGTCTATATGAACCAGTAATTTTATAATAAAAATTAAAAATAGCTTTTAAATAGAAACAAGCAGTTTCTGTTTCGGTATATGTAAATTCAATTTCTAGTATTGAATTGTCTTTACCGTAGTTAAATTCTACTACATCCCATTGTTCTATTTCAAATTCTTCCATTTCAAATATTTCATTAGGTATAACTGATTGTTCATTACCACCTTCATTACCATCATATTCAGCTAATTTAATACCTCTACCTTGAACAACATCATTATCGGTAGGGTTTGATATAACTTTTGCTGAGAATAAATAAATATCACTTAAACGCATTTCTTCATTAAAATCATCAGCAGCCTTTGCTTCAGCTTCTTCTGGGCTATTAGCTTCAATTTCATAAACCCAACTATGTTTATAACCACCATCTTTTTCAGCTTCTTTACCAATAACTTCAACTTTATAAGTATTTAAACTACTTAAATCTTCTGGGTCGATTTCTGGATTGATACCGTATTGTTGTTGTCTAGAATACACCGAATTTAATTCTTCAAATTCATTTATTTCATTTTCATCAATACGTTTGATTTTGTTGAATGTTTTTGCAAATGATTCAATAATTGCTTTTTCTTTATCGGAAATAATTGCTTTTCTTTTTGCTTCTGTTAAAAATTCTTTCTTTTTCATATTTGTTTTGTTTTATTAATTTTATTTATTAACCAATACTTTTTGGTAATGACGCTTCTATAAACTCTGAAAATTCACCTGGATTTAAACCGCTAGGTACAGCGTTTCTGTTTATGTATGAAAACTTTTTATTATCTCCATCAATATTCATAGTACAATTTATGTAAAAAATATTATCTAAATTAAAGTTTTTAAATTCATATAGACTTTCCATATTCCAAATCTCTCTAGCCGCTTCTTGAT